GGACGGATTCGAAATCCGTTGTACTGGCGACAGTACCTAGGGTTCAAATCCCTATCTCTCCGCCATATCCAAAGGCCCCGAGCGCTTAACCGCCTCGGGGCTTTTTTGTATTTGGGGGAAATATGGGGGAACGGGTCTCCGTGCCACTCCCCCAAGCACGCGTTATGATCGGTTAATGGCCTACTACGAAAAACGCGGCGACGCCTGGCGAGCCCAGATCCGACGCAAGGGATATCCGACTCTTTCATCTACCTTCGACACAAAGGCGGAAGCTCAGCGATGGGCAGCCGAGATCGAGGGCGATATGTCACGCTCGCGATTTGTTGACACCCGCAAGGCGGAAAGCACAACACTCACCGATGCCCTAGATCGGTATGTGGCTAAGGTGAGCGATTCGAAGAAGGGGTCAGCGCAGGAGAAGGTCAGAGCCAAGAAGTGGCAGGCTTCGGAATATGCCCGCAGGTCGCTGGCGTCAATCCGATCAAGCGACATGGCCGCTTACCGCGATGCTGAGATCAAAGCAGGAAAGTCGACAGCCACAGTCAGACTAAATTTGGCGCTGATTAGCCACCTTTATACGGTAGCTTCGAAGGACTGGGGAATCGAAGGCCTGAAAAACCCATGCACCGGCATTCGAATGCCAAAGGGCAGCAAGCAGCGTGAGCGGCGCCCAAGCACAAAAGAGCTGAAGGACCTCCTCAAAAGCGCGGGCGCAATAAATGCCGAATTGCCGATCATCATCGAACTTGCTGTCGAAACAGCTATGCGTCGGTCGGAACTGGTGATGCTGCGGAAAGATCAGGTCAGGGGAAGAGTTGCATTCCTCGAAGACACGAAGAACGGCGAGCGCCGATCCGTTCCGCTTTCAACGCGGGCGGTGGAGCTCTTGGAGGGATTGCCGACGCCAATTGACGGCGGCAGATACTTTCATCTGAAATTGGACAGCGTCAGCAACTATTTTGCTCTTGCATGTGAGGCGGCGAAGATAAAAGACCTTCGCCTTCACGATATGCGTCACGAAGCTACCAGCCGCCTGTTCGAGCGCGGTCTCAGCATTATGGAAGTGGCGAGCATCACCGGCCATAAGACCTTGGCAATGCTCAAGCGGTATACCCATCTGTGCCCGAACGATCTGGCCGAGAAGCTGGGATAATCCCATCCTCAAGCCACACCCCTCAGAGGTGGCGGCGCCTGCCGCTTCCTGCCTACCTTCGGAGCCTTGTTCTCGCCATCTCGGCACGAGCGCAGAAACTCCCGGACATCTTCCTTCAGCCAGCAGTGCCTGACACCCATCTTGAAACCCTTGGGTATCCATGTCACGCCCCGGCGAATCCCCTCCCTGATTGACGCATCGGTACGGCCCAGCATCTTGGCCAGCCCTTCGACGTGCAGAACTTCACTTTCTTCGGTCATGTCTCTACTCCGCCGGGCTTTTGATCGGTCTCTGGTTTATAGAGCCGCGCAGTGCACGCCATCAAGTCTGGATAGCGTCCTATAGCACTCATGCGATGCATGCCTCTAACAACTGGGATACCGGCTTGGCATCCATCACATTGATTTCGAGAGCATTGAATCGATCCTGATCTTGCTCCAGGCCCCATCGTCAGCTCTAGAGGATGTGGTTCGGACAGAATAGGCTTAACGGGGGCGACCCTTGGATTGCTCCAGACATCGCGCCTGGAAAGGCGATCCTCTAGTCGCCATATTCGTTTGCGCTGCGCCTCGCTGATGTCTTCGTACCTTTGCTGCCCAGCTTTGTAGTCGGCGTTTTCCGCCCCGAGCCGAGCTATTTCTTCATCGGCAGCTTGGGCATTCAACTGATAGTCGAAATTTACCGCTATTAGCTGTTCGCACTGCTCAGTAAGGGCCTGCTGTGAATACTCCAGCTTGGATATGCGCCCTATCAGCTCAAGCACTACAGACGGATTGGTCGCTTTGGCAAATTCTATTAACGCGCACATATCCCCTGTATCCCTAACTTCCTCCGCCAGCGCTTTCAGCTTCTGAATGTCCGTCACGGCTCAATCCTCCCAACCTGGCAGCCAGCCAACTGAATCGCATCTACAGCCTCATCCCGCATATCATTCCAGCCGCCCTCGTAGCAGGCGTAGGGCTTGGCGTCTTGACAGTCCGGAAGCTCAATTATTATCGCTGCGCGCGATGTCTGCCATGCCCACCAAGCAGCCTGCGTGTGCGAATCTGAATAGCAGTTGCCGTCCTCGCTGCTGCGCTCGAATCCATACTCGCACTCTGGAAAGCCAGCATCGACCGCATGCTTATTACATGCTGTTTCGAACTCTTCTCGAATATTCATCAAATTATTAATCTGTCGCCGTACATCCACGATAAGTACTCCGCATTATTCGGTAGGAAAAAAACGCTTTCTACTAGGCTTGCTCAGCTCTGGCGCTACTACTTTTGGTGGATTAACCACAAACTGAGTTCCGCCCATTTCTATAACGTCTATTCCACGCAAAGACTTTGATATGTCGATATCGGTACCATTTCTGAGTCGACGTTTGTGAGCCTCGACAAGGTGAAGAATAGGACGCTTCCGACCTGTATCTGTCATCGGAAGGCTTCGGGCATAGAGCAATGACTTTACCTGTTCATCAATACATCCTAGCCGAGCATATTGTTTATGTTCTCTGGCCTCTATCTGCCAGCAATATCTGCTATCAGCGTGAAACTGAAGCGCTACAGAGGCGAATGCCTCCTGCTGTTTGAGAGTTTTAGATGGCTCGAAAAGCATTTCTGTCTTTTGGCCAAACATCGAATTATTTCTATCAGGCACCATAAGTCGGCAGGCAGATACCTTTCCTGACGAGTTTACGGTAAAAAAGGAGCGCTCCCCGGTTATGTACTCATTTTCAGAAAAGGCGTGTAGCATTTCATATATTTGTCCGCCGGATTGGCGATACCAATTCTTAGCCAGCTCTTGTCGTCTTTGGAAGTAAATAGTTTGGAAAAATCCGCCATACTCATTTTTAGATGAGATTCTATTTATTGGCATTCCGATACATCCAGATAAAGGAAGCGGATCATTTCCAGTGTCAAATTCCCAGCTTCCTTCCACGCCACTTTCAGGTGCTATCACAAGACGGTCATTGCCAGGTATATATATGCCAGCATTTCTGATCACTTGCATCCTTTCACTATTTAAAGTGTTGGGTCCTGCTCCTTTCGATTTCTTTATCTTAGACTCAAAACAAGTTAACAGCGCGCGAGCTACTGAGTCTTCAAAGCCTTCCTGAGTCCATAAATCTATCTTGTCGTTCATTTTGGCTACCTCCGTCCGGGGTCTATGCGGGGTTGAGTGATTGAGAGCTGTGTTTCATGAAAGTGATCCAGTGCGTCTTCTCCCGCTTCCCGGATTTGTGGCCGAACAGTGGTTTCTGATCGGTAAGGACCAGCAGCTCGCTGACCTTGATCTGGTCTTCTGCCCACTTGAAGATCAAAACCCCCTCGTTGGCCAGCACCCGAAAGCATTCGGCAAATCCCTTCCTGATGTCGTCGCGCCAGTCATTCGTCAGCACGCCGTATTTCGCACGTAGCCAACTATCAACCCCGGCGTGCTTCAGGTGCGGCGGATCGAAAACCACCAGCTTGAAAGAGCCGTCTTCGAATGGAAGCGTGCGGAAGTCCATGATCACGTTGGGTTCGACCTTCAGCACACGACCATCACACAGCACATGCTCCTCATCGCGGATATCGCCAAACAGTGCGCGCTGATCCTGCTTGTCGAACCAGAACATCCGGCTTCCGCAGCAGGGGTCGAGAATCGTTGCAGCATTGGTCATGACAAAGCTCCGCCCGCCGTACACCGGCAGGCATGTGGATAGATGGGGAAGGGGTTAAGCGAATTCGGCGTTGAATGCTTCGATGATCGAAGGGGCGCAGAAGTTTATGGGCAGTGCGTCGGTGCTCTTGCCGTCGCTGATGATCACCCAACCGTCTTTGCGCAAGGTTGCTGACTCGCGCCCAATGGTGATGCGCGCGATCGGCAGGAAGCCAAACGGTAACCGTCGGTTGAGCCAGTAGATGAGTCTCATGCGGCCTCCTTAATCCGATCTGCGGCTGGCGCCGGCATGTACATCCCATTGCAGCGCCAGACGCCGAAGGCATCGACAGTGCAGGGCATCCAGCGGTCAGGGGTGCCGTACTGGGCCGGGAAGAAAACGAGGTGCGTCATATCATCCCCTCCAGCGCCGCATTGCATTCGTCCAGGTTGCGCTGCAGCTTGTCGCGCTGATCGAGCAGCTTGCCGAACTTACGGTGCACGTAATGGTCGACCGACTCGCCAACGAACAGATCGGCCGGTACCGCGCGACCCCTGACGATCGCATCCCACTCGTGGACGGTGAGCACTTCCTCTTTTTTCGACATGCAGAATTCCTCGCCGCATACGCAGCAGGCAATAGGGATAGGGTGGGGCCGAACGGGCGGCGGGTTACTTGTTGAGGCGGGCGATGTCGTCGAGGCAGGCGTTGTAGCCGTCTATTTCTGCTTTGCGCTGCTCACTGTTGTCGTCAAACCACTGTATGCGCTCCGGCAACACGACCGGGCGCTGCGGGTGGCGGTATAGCGGTATTAGATTACCCTTAGGCGAATTGCTGCCGAATGCATAGCAGCACTCATCCTTTCTCAAAGTTTCTGAGACATTAGGCTTGATCCACGCCACCGGCTCCTCCGCCACTGCGCGGACATCATCGGCAGGGACGGCGAGGAATTCCCTTGCCGCATCCATCATCGCGGTACCGACTTGATGGACGTTGGCGTGAGTGTAGAACCAGCGGACCATGTCCCGCGCCTTGGTCAGCCCGGATTGCAGATCGTCAACCCGCTGGTCAGCAGCATTCAAGCGCTGCTGTAGGGCGGCCTCTCGATTGGCTGCCAGCTCCAGCGCCTGGTTGAAGTCCCCCGCATGCACCCAGAATCCCGGCCGGCCAGCTTCCGGAACCTCCGCTGCGGAGTATCGTTTGATGCTCAAGTTCATAACCCCTCCTGCGGCGAAACGATGCCGCTTGCTTGAATGACAGCCATTTTCAAATGGCCGGCCAGTTCGATTTCTACGTTGGCGCCGCGCGAGACCTGCCAGCCAGGCAGAAAGGCCACGGTGTCACATGTGAGCATCTGGCGAATCGCGTCACGCATGCACATGTGCCAGGGCGCGTCGGCGGGTAGCGGGTTCTCGGCGGGATTCTCGACGGTGTAGCCGAGTGCGCGGAGGCGTGCGGCCTCTGCATTGAATGCCGGGTAGTTGTAATCGGGCAGGCCCGTCATGGGCCCGCTGAGGTAGATGCGTTGCATGGGGATGTCCTGTCAGATTTGTTCGAGGATTCGCAGGCCAATCCAGCGCACGACCGGGACGGCCTTGCTGTTACCGATGGCCTTGTAGCGCGGGCCGTCTGGGCAGTCGGTGGCACGCTTTCCGCGCCAAGGGATCAGCGTGTAGCCGTCAGGGAAGCCCTGAAGACGCTCGCACTCCACGGGGGTGAGGCGTCGGACCGATGCGCCGACTTGTGCGGCCGGCATTCCCTGTCCAGCCTTGCCGCCCCCGCCACTGAGCGAGCCGGTTATGCCGCCGTCGCCGTCTTCGTACCGGAGTTCTGCCCTCGAGTTCTCGGCGAAGGCCGCGACAATAGGCTGCCCGCGCCCGGTTCTATCCTCGCTCCCGTCGAACCCTTCCGCCTTCAGCGTGTGGGTGATGTCACCGGTGATGCAAACGGCGACCTGGCCGCCGGCGTTTGCGTGACTGCCGCTGTGATTCATGGCGCGGAGGGTGGGCGATAGCGATCCGGCGTCGGCGCCATGATCTTTGCAGCTAAAGGCGAGGATGGCGTTCTCTTGGTCCTGGTTGCGGCCAAGCGGATGAGCTATCCCGCGCTGGACATCCGGGTCTTGGGTACCGTGTACGACCAGAAGGCCCGACTCGGCGTCCTGTTGAGTTGCGCTGCCGGCCGCTTTCCCATTTGCCTGAAGTGTTCCGCTGACGATGAACGCCTCAGAGTCAGCCCTGTGGCTGCTCTGGCTTTGGGCTCGAAGGGCCGGCGCTGTGATCGGTATGTCATCCAGCGAGTAGCCGCCAGACTGACGCCCGCCGCCTGTGAGTGTCGGCGCGACAAAGAACGTCTCGCTCTCCATATCAAGGCGGGTGTCTTTCGCGGTAAGCGTTGCTGATCTTTCGACCGATCCGCCCAAGTTGTGCCCGCCAAAGGCGGGGATGCCGCCGAACATGGTCACCCCCGGACCTTCCTCACCCTCGCAGTTCATGCAGCCGTAGTGGCCAAGCTCTTCGGGGAACACGTGTCCGCATCCGCACTGCAGCGCAGGGCCGAATGGAGCTGTTCCGGTAACGTCTTGCCCCTCACCGCGGCGCGGCGCAGTATCCCGGCGCACGCCTTCGCGCTCAAAAAGTACCTCGATGGGATCGAACCCTCTTCGAGCACTTGCGACAACGAACACACGGCGCCGTCGTTGGGCCAGGCCGAAATATTGGGCGTCCAGGATCCGCCACGCGATTGTTCTTTTGGGTCCATACACACAACCAGCGTCTGTCCAGCGCTTCCCTGAAGGCTGCAGTTCGCAGTCTTCCCCAGCAAGCGCACCAAGAAAGCAGCCGAAGGCGTTTTGCTTATCGGAAAGGACTCCGGGGACGTTCTCCCAGACGACGACACACTCGTCATCGCCGCGGGCTGTTCGAACATGGTCAACTGCATCTGCGAGCTCCACATATTTGATGGTGAGGGCGCCGCGCGGGTCCAACATACCTTGCCGCATACCGGCGACGCTGAACGCTTGGCAGGGTGTGCCGCCGACGAGAACCGCCGGCGCCTTGATCTTGCCGGCAAGGACCAGGGCGGCGAGCTTAGTCATGTCGCCGTGGTTCTGAATCTGCGGGTAATGGTGAGTCAGCACCGCTGATGGGAAGGGCTCGATCTCGGCGAACCAGGCCGGTGTCATGCCCAGCGGATGCCAGGCAGCTGTCGCGGCCTCGATGCCGGAACAGACTGATCCGTAGTCGATCTGCATTGCTGATCCTCGCCAGTGGCGTGATTCAAAGGAAATGGCCTACGCTTACCGCTCCACAGGAAGGGATACGGTCATGAGCGAAGACAGAGAAAAGGTTTTGCGGATGGCGCTGAGGGCGGTGCTGGCTGCCGCGCAGGAGTGCTGCGTGGACATCGACGAGCTAACGGAACTGGCGATGGAGTCGTTGCTGGACCAGCGGCTATACGAAGCAGAGGATGTGGCTCAGGCGATTTTGGCGATCGAGGTGGCGGCTGATGCGCTACCGGTGATCCAGTAAGTTACGCGTGAATGACATCCACGCCGGTGTGTTACGTCTGCATAACCGGGCTGATGATCTCGTCGCCCGGGTTTCGCAGTAGCTCTCGCCTGGACTCATTAATGAATGCCTCGCGCCACGATTCCTTTATCTTCAAATCGTGGCGCATCTTCAAAGCTTCGCGGACCGTTTCAGGCCCTAGAGAGGGAACGTACATCAAGGCACTGGTGATGGCCGATGCCTGCTCCGTATCACTGGACCATTCCATCAGGTCCGCGATGATGTCGCGGGTGCCCTGCATGCACCACAGCCTCAACTCCTCTTCGCCGCGTGCTGCCCGGTTCTTCTTCGTAACGGCTGACCGTTCCTTTGTGTCCATTGCCATCAATGTTTCCTCCGCTTCTTCGCCGCGCCCCGGCCATGTGCCGTCCAGCCAGCGCCGCGTATCTCGTTGCCCATTTCGGCAATCATTGCGTCGACCTGCTCGTTCACCAGCGGCACCAGGTCGAACATCAGTGCGCTCGGTACCGCCATGCTGCGAATCACCTTCTCGCCGTCAGGCATCAGGAACCAGAGACTGACCTCCCAGCGCACTGGCTTTGATGGACGAGTGCCTTTCGGGAGTGTGTGGCCGCCATTTGGGCCGATCGTATGGATAATGCTGCAGGTCATTTTCGATACCGCTCGCAGGCAGGTGGTGTTGCGCCGCTCTCTTTCGCCGCTGGGGCGCGTTTCGTTTCAATGAGGTTTCAACGGGTAGTGGACTGAGTAGGTGTCGATGATTCGCCAGAGTTTTTTCTGGCTGATCCCCATGCACTTGGCGCAGGTGGTTCGCGGAACGCCCAGCTCACTGAATGCCTTGATGCGCTCAATCAGCTTGCGGTCAGCAGCTTCATCGACCGCGCCGGGCAGGTCAAAGCAGTGATGCTTCGCCATGCTCAGAAGCCGTTCGCGCGTCAGGCCGAACTCTCGCAGCACAGACTGTTGACTGGCGCCTTCGGCAAATCGCCGCGTGATGTCAGGCACCAGCAGGGCCTCAGCTTCACGCTTCAGTGCCAGTGCTGAGGCCGGACGGATCTTCGAGGGAAAGGTGACTCCGTATTCCTTGGCAAGGTGCCCGAGCCGTGCCGCGCTGACGCCGATCTGCGCCGCCGCCCCCTTCAGGCCAAGGCTGGCAAGTGTCCTGAGCTGTTCGACGGTGCGCCGCTCCAGCGCCAGAGCCTCCTGGGCTTTGCGTTCACTCTGGCCGGCCGTCTTGTAGCCGTAGGCAATCGTCTCGCTATTGAAAGGCAGCTCGACCCGTTGAGTGGTGCTCAGCTTGTGGATTACGCCGCCGCGGCGCTCGTACTCGGCAACTGCCGCGGCGATCTCGGCAGACTGGATGCTGTTGTGCTGGATGCTGCTCAACTCAAGGCTGATATGCATGGCTATGCCCCTGCGAGGTGGTGCACAGGAAAGAACGGAATGTCGTCGTCGAAGCTATCGAAGTCGCGAGGCGCGCCTTGCTGGCTTGGTTGTGGCGTAGGGCGACTCTGCTGCGGTTGCTGCCCAGATGGTCGCTGAGCCTGTTGCTTTGGCGCCTGCTGGTCTTGTTGCGGAGGCGAACCGGCAAACTTGATCACCATCACCCGGCCAGTCAGCTTGATGCCCTGAGTGCCGTCGCTCTTCGGGAAGGTTTCGACGTGGGCATCATCGATCGTGAAGTAGAGCTGCTGGCCTTTCAGCAGGTACGGCCCGAGGGCCTCTGCCTGCTTCCCCCACAGCGTTGCATCTACCCACTGGGTTGGCTTCTTGCCGTCGGGGCCTTTGCGGCCGTACTCGCAGGCCAGTGCCAGGTTGCAGACGGCATCTCCGCCAGGGGTGTATCGAATTTCAGCATCACGGCCAAGGCGGCCGACATCAGTAAGGGTTGGCATTAATTGCTCCAGGTCAAGCGGCGAGGCCGAGCACTTTATTCATGCGCTCGTCGAGGATTTCGTAGAAGGTTTTGACGCGTTCGCTGATCTTGCGAATCAGGACCTCGTCGCGATACATGCGCTTGACGAACAGCGGCATGCCGGGCCAGTAGCTGACAAAGTCGATCCATTCACGCTCGGAGACCCATAGACCGCCCTGGCACTGAGGGATGTGCTCTTTCGGAACCTCATCAGCGAGGATCACACCGACCTGAAACTTCGGCAGCTTGGTCTTTATTTCGGTGAGTCCGTCCGTGCCCACCAAGGAGTCGGGCGAGTAACCTGCTCCGTGGTTGAGGATGATTCCGCACTCGGTGGTAGAGACATCGAAGCGCTGCTCGTAGAGTTGGCGGGCGACCCCCTCAAGCTCATGGCCGCGCTCGGTGTGTCGATTACCACCGAACGGGTCCGCTGCCTCGCCGGTGATGCGCTCACCAATGAGCGTATCCATGTAAGTAAACGCGCCCGCTCCGAAGCCTGCCTCGCCTTTGCCATTCACGAGCAGGCACTCAAGTTCAGAGCAGGTCGCGATGCCAAGCCTGATCTGCAGCCACTCCGGCGTTCCCTGCTTCAAATCACTGACTATTTGCATTTTCTTCTCCGGCCGCCGACTTGGCGTTCTTCTCAGCCGATTTCGCGAGAGCCCCCAGCACCTGGTCGAAAAGAGCCTTCTCGACCGATGCCGGTGTTCCGTGCATTTTGGCGAACGCTTCCTTGGCCTTGTCGCTGCATTTTTCCAGCAGCACGGCAAGCTGTGCCGCTTGCACCGAGGTCACGCGCGGCGTAACAGCTGGGCCGTTCCCATCGTCGTCTTCGCCGGTCGTGGTGAAGTTCAGAAGGGCACCTGCGGTGTAGCGCTTGCCGTAGCTGACGCTTGAGGCAACCGCCTGAACGCCGTTCTTGCTGCCGCTGGTATCAACTGGCAGGAGAATCGAAGTCGTTTCACGGTGACCTGCGCGGTGACTGAGCACGCCCTCAACCTGAATGCCTCGGTCATTGCTCGGAATCCGGAAGGTAAGCGCGAAGCCGTGGCGAGCCAGAACTGGCTTGATCATCTCGTTGATGTCTTCCCAAAGCGCATAGGTGCTCTGGATGCGGCCGTTCTTGTCCTTGATGCCGCCACGCTCACCGATCACTGGCATCTCTTCCTGCATGGCAGAGAGCGCCTCGGAAAACTGCTGCTCGGCTTGCTTGGCCTGCATGCGTTCATGCATTGCCAAGAGCCTCTCTAGCTTCTCGATATCGCAGGTTGGGTCGGCGGCGGCTCGGCTGATCACCGCCATGATGCTGTTGTCGGTGGTGATGGGTGTTGCGACCTGACGGCGATAATCGGGCATGATTATTTCTTGAGACATGGCGACCTCAGTACTGGATGGTGATGTTGGGGATCTTCCGTTGAGCGATCAGGGTCACGGCCTGCTTCGCACAGTCTTCGGTCATACCGCCGGCGACGAACGCTTCCAGCGCGGCACGCACGCCAGAAAACGTATCGGCGGCGGCGCTGGGTGGCGGTCATTCCTCTATTTCTTGACTATCGAGATCGGGAAGCTCATGCCATGACATGACCTCATCGGTAATGATCTTTTGCCTGAACTCAAACGGCCCTGGCGAGTGCGTCAGGTTGTAGAAAATAGCCGCCGCTACCCATTGCCCGTTGTAGCGGTAGGCGGTGGCGGTTGCTGGGTCTTCAGGCCGGTAGGCGATGTAGACGATCTTTCTTTCTGCGGGAAGAAGATCGCCGCATTTGATCCATCCAGTCATGCCCGTACCTCGTAACTCAGCGTCCACTCACCACACAGGCAAGCCCGCCGGCTCCACGCTTCAGGGTTGGAGATATGCGCCCGCTCGGCCTCGCGCATGGCGTCCAGCATGGTCAGGCCCTTGAACACCATCAGAACCCGATCCTCGGGGACTGCCATATGCTCTGGCAGATCGGCTATCTGTTCGTCGATCAGGGAGGGATAGAGAGGGGTCATCACTCCACACTCCCGCCAGCAACCCGAACGGCCTCAGACCAGAGCTTGTCGCGCTGGGCGAGGGCGGCTGCGATTGCTGCATCCGTACGCATCTGGTCCAGACGTGGCGGGCTGATGCGGACAACCTTCGCAGGCTGAGCCGGGCGCTGGACGGTGATTCCGATCTGGTACATGGCGTTCATGCCGCTCTCCCTTGCCTGCGCTCAAGCGCGGCATAAAGTCGTTTGCAGTAGTGGGTGAATTCTTCGGTGGTGATCTGACCTTCATCCATCAGGCGGGTGAAGTTGCGCAGCACGATTACTTCGTACATCGCTGGGCAGGCTGAAGACTCGAACGTCTCCAGGTATTCGTCTGCGAGGATGTGAGGGCTCATTGCTCGCTCCCATAGGATGCGTAATAAGCTACTAAGTATTTGGCAACCTGAGGATCCTCCTGATTGGAGGCTAAGATAGATGCCTGCTTTTGTTTGAATGAAAGCCACGACTGATGCGCTTCATCTGGGCTGTCAAAGTAACCAAGGTACTTAAGCTTCTTAGCTAGAACATCATTGCATCGGCTCAGGAACTTATTTTTACTTTTGTCAAAATTTACTCCGACCGGCCAATCGCCTCTTGCTGCTCCGCATTCAACTAGAAAGCTATTTATCTGCCTACTGAGGAAAAGGCACCTATCAGGCTGGTAAACCTTATTCCCACGAATGATCAGATCTTTATCTAAATCCTTTCCGCACCAGTCCTGGGTTTCCATCCAGGATTTAAAGCGACTAAATACATGCCACTCATCAGCGACGCTGCATCCGTTGTAGGTCGGGCGTTTCCTCTTGAACTGATCCGAATAACAGCGAGCGAGCATGCTGACCCACTTTGCATAGAAAGGGCATGTCAACTTTGTTACTCGCCTGCCATTAACCCTTTCGGTGGCATGGACGCAGTAATCGGCGTCATTGACACCAACTCCATAAACAAGCGTACGCTTGACCCTCATAGATGCTCATCCTCGGCTTGAGCAATCAGCGCATCTTTCGCCAGCGGCGTCAGCAGCGTGATCGCGATCTGGCGTAACGCCTCGTCAGGGTTGGGACTGTTCAGGGCCTCGGCGGCCGCAGTGCAGGCGTCTGACGATGCGCGGCGCTTGGCGGCCAGCACCAGTCGGCCCAGCACTGAGTTGCTGATGCCTGCGGCCGAGAGCTGGCCCATCACAAACTCATCCACCGCAGCGGCGAACTGTTCGTAGGTCACGCCCTGGGGAGAGTGGAGGGAGCGCTTGAACTTGACGTCGGCACCGAGCAACAGCTGCTCTGCCGCGTCGTCGATCCAAACCCGTTCCGCGATCGAGCAGAGTTCCACCGGGAGGCGGTTGTCATACTCGAACTGCGCTTTGGCTAAGGCATTCATTGTTCAATCCTCTGCTGTGCCCGGTAACGGCGCACATAGCCGTCGGTGAGGCGCTTGATGATTCGTGGATAGCGGTCTGAGTCGTGAAGACGACAGGGCAAATGCTCACGGCCCCAGCCTTCGTGATCGCAGTAATCGCAATCACAATGCTTTTTCAGCAGCTCCCGAGCTTCAGCCCGGCATGCCGCGCGCAGCGTGAACCACCGGCGCCCACCGCCACGGAAGACGGTTGCCGGTTCAGGCGTGACATTCATGGCAGCCTCCGTGGGCGCTGATTAACCAAACACACTCAGCTGCAGCCTCAAGAACGCAAAGGGCCCGAGTGGCAGCGGAGAGGTTGCATGTGGGTGTGTTCGGGAGGGTGTAGGCGGGGTGTTACGCGATGGCTTTCTCGGCCAGATTGATACCTGATGGCGAGTTGCGGAGCGGCGTGAACCAGTTGCGGTCAAAGTCCTGCATGGCCTTTTCTGGCGTATCGCCAAAGCCAGCCACACCGATTTGCAGGTCAGCGCCGAACAATGCGCAGTACTGATTCCCGTCGATGCTCAAGACTGGGCGGAATACGACAGAAGGACGGGTGTGGGAAACCCGAATATCCTCGGCAACCTGACTGACGATCTCCACAAACCTTGCCGACGCATATGCACTCTCGTGATCGTTCATGTGTATCTCCTATTGCTCGCTCACTGGGAAGGCAGTGGCTACCTGTTGAATGGGGTGCAGATGACCGGAGCTATGACTTATCACTCTTGCGGTGATGCTCAAGGTGATGTCGCCTGCAAAGCCAGCGGACATCTAGCGGCTTGCTGTAGTCGTCGTGGTGACCATCCACTTTTTCTGCCCCGCACACCTCGCAGGATCTTTTTGTAAGAGTTCCTTTTTGAAGTGCATATTCAACCTGATGATGAACATCTCGCTGTCTGATGGCATAAGCGTCAGTCCTTCTAAACTCTGGCGTCCTTCTGTGCGCCATAGGCGCGGCTTTAGCTAATGCCCTCGCCCTATTTGCACAAAGGGCGGAGCAAAACCTGCCCTTGCCTCGATTAATCTCTGCGATCAAAGGTGAGAACCCCGAATCGCAGAGCTCACATTTCCTGCTTACTCTGGTTTTCATGGCTTCTTATCTTTTCGAATGGGTGGTGCAGATGACGGGTACTGATATCCCGCACGACTATTAGCGGCCTTAGTGACACCGGAGTTTCACCGGGGCGAAGGTTTCAGCCGCTTATTCCTGGACTCGCCGTGGCCATCTGGGCGCTTACTCACTTTACCGGCCACGATTCCCGCGATCCCTCAGGTCTTCCACTTGCCCGTCAGCCCGGGCATTCATCTGCATCGCTCTGCAATCTCCGAGGGCGAACCCTCAGCCCGCCGTATTCAATGCCTCGTGACAGGCTGGCGGGTAACCGGTATTCACGTTCCGGCGAGATTGCAGAGCTGATGGGCACTCTTGCGAATGCCTCAGGCACAAAAAAGCCCGATTCAATCGGGCTTCATTTCTGACACGTAGCACTGTCGCCTTTCGCTGTAAATGTCGATGTACTCGACAAACAAGTACTTGCCGCCTCCCATCGCAAAATAGAGCCAGCCAGACCTCAGTTCTGGGTCATCCGCTGAGACGCTGATCTCCTTCCAGCAGAAGCCGGGCACCACTTCGGCACCGCGATGCTCTTCTGCAATCCTCACGATTTTCCACTCGCCGAACGTGCACGCCGTGGCAAGAAACCGCTCCATAAACTCGCTGGCTTCCATTGGGACCTCCAATCTGTTTTCGATGTGAGCAGTATTGCATCAAGACCACACCGCCATCAGCCCAAACCCGAGGGCGTACAGCGAAATGATTGCTGTCAGTAGCCCCATGCTTGTGGGGGTAGGGGGATGGTTGGCATGGTCAGTTACTCAATCGAGACCAGTTTCGGACGGCGCGTTTCGCACAAGTTGCGCCATGTATTCGAACGTGCCGGCCAACTCTTCACGTCGGGCTTTCGATTTGGGCAGCCAGAACGTCACGGCACTGCGGTCATCGTCTTCTGGCGGGTGATGAAGGCGCTCACTGCTGTGCAGGATCATCTGCACTGCGCTGTAGGTGAGGCCGGTGTTTGATTCCTTTTGGATCTCAACCACTTCACTGGTGAGCTCCTGGCTGTACACGTTGATTCTCATGTTCGTGCTCCGGTTGATTTCCCGTCTGGCCCTGTTGCCAAGGCCAGCCAGTGAAATCTATTTCTCCACCACGCTCATCGCCTGAGTCCTCTCTTGGCCTGCGTCACACATTTCGTACTCGGTGTTCTTCGCTGGCTGGCTTGCGTGGTTTCGCGCACTCACATCTGGTGAGCACGGCCAGTTCCAGAGCTGGCATGGGATCGACTATTTGTTGCTCGCGCTTACCTGTTAAGGGGTAGTCGGTCGCGAGGTTCCCAGATTGTGAAAGAGCGAGTCGATCCGTGAGGCCCTTGGTAGGGGCTGATTCGTTTCGATGGGCCTAATTTAGAAAACTTAACAAAGCTCGTCAACACTTATTTTAGAAAACTTAACAAGCGGTGCGGCCAAATACGCCCCCCAGATCAAGCCGTCAAGACTTACGGTTCGAGAAAGGTTCAGCTAAGCTCGCCACAAACCTGTACATACATACAGTAACCAAGGAGAAGTGGATGGCCCGCCCAGAGAAGAAAAAGCCTCAAGAAAGCAAGCCTATGTCTGGTCTAGAGCGCCTGAACCTCAGGGTGGCGAACATGATCAATAGCCCGCGCGCTCAGGATCAGATGTGGGTGACGATCCACAAGCTGGAGACTGACGGCGAAAGGGAGTGGGACGAGGTGATGGGCGCGATCGCGGAAGTAGATGGGATCGAGATGACCTTCAACGATGAAGACTGCTCCGTAACGCTGAAGTGGGAGGCCCCATCAGAGGATGACCCCCGAGCCCAGGTGCGCGAAGAGTTTGACGCAGTGGAGGAGGCCGTGCCTTTCTAATAAGCACAAAAAAGCCCGCACAGGAGGCGGGCTTTCGGTGAGAGCGAGGCTTAAGTCTTGCGCGCGTTCCATACCAACAGGACCTTCGCATGAATCGTTACGTCGTCGATCCGCGCCGTCTGGTTCTCGTAATGCTGATTGTCTGAGATCAGCCGGTAATTCTCCTCGTCCAGACGCATCACGCGCTTGATATACAGCTCCTGGTGCCAGGTCAGCACGTAAATCCCATCACCGATGAAGTCCTGCACGCCCTTGTCGACGATCACCAAGTCTTTATCGTTGATGGTCCCTTCCATGCTCTGGCCCCACCCACTGATCATGGCCAAGGATGTCTTCGAGGTATAGGTCACGCCTTTCTCGCGCAGAATCTCTTCCCTCACAACGAGATTGCGTACCACCTCGGTGTAGTCAGGCGGCACCTGGCCATGACCCATCGCTGCGCGGATGTCGTACTGGCGAATAACGATTTCTTCATTGGTGGGGCGTAGCGCTGCAAAATTTGCGGCTTGATAGGGCTGGCCCGTGTCCACGGAGCTGTCCGCTTCGGCGGCCGCCGCAAGCATTGTCTCGCGAGCTTTGTCGGAAAGGTTCTTGCCGGCCTTGGAAGAAAGCATCTGCGCGACCAGATCTGCCGTCGACATTCCGGGCTTCGAATGGTCTACCTGATTCGACTCAACGCCTCCAACCCCATCAGACAACCAGTCGGGCGAGCAATCCAGGGCCTTGGCTAAGGCCAGCAAGTTCTTCCCCTTCGCCCCATTGGTGCCGCTCACCCAAAAACTGACCGTCGCTTTAGACACGCCAGTCATTTTGCTGATGTCGGTCGCGTTGAGGTTGAGAGCCTTCATGCGCGCGGTAACACGGTCTTTGAATTCCATATTTAGGATTCTAAACAATTCATTGTTTAGATAACTTGCCTTGTGCTGTTAAGAACTCTAAACTCGGCGAAGACACTGGAGACAACCCATGACCTACGACGAAGCACTGAAACATTTTGGCACTGGCCGCGCTATCGGCGACGCCCTTGGCGTGACCGGCAGCCGCGTATCTCAGTGCCGAGCAACCGGCGGTTTCTCCTACCCGATGCAATGCGTTCTGGAGAAGGAGTCGAGCGGGGCGCTTATCGCTAAGCGCGAAGACGACCCAGTTCAGACGCTCAAGAAATCCGCCGCTTAAACCCATTCATCAGCCAGAGGAAAACGAAGCATGTACATGGACCCCAATCAGAAGCGCGCCATCCCGGTAAAGGTTCGTTTCGAACCAGTGCTTGATCGGATCTTGCGTAAAGCCGCAACCAAAACCCGCATGCAGCACGCGACCTATCTCTACGAAATCATCGAATGGGCCGTGGCAAACGGCGTGATCCAGGAGCTGATGCAGGACAAGCAAGAAGATATCGCGGGCTGAAGCCCCTTTGGAGGGCCAAATGACCGTTGAACTTGAAAAGCTGCCGCCGCAGACGCGGGAACAGGTGAAGGGGTTGATGAGCCGAAACGGCTGGAGTTTCAGCCAGGCCATCAACGCAATGATGGAGGCGTCCATAGCAAACGGGGCGCTTTCTGAGGTTGGGAAGAAGAAGGCGCCGGTCCTTCAACTGGTGACCCAAATGAGGGCCTCAGGCAGGGACTCTTAAGGGTAATCCAGAGGGCCTCTGCCAAATCCGAGACGAAAAAAAGCCGGGGTAGTGACCCGGCCTTTTGAACACACAACTTGATGGACGGATCATATATGCAAATTCATGAACATGGCAATACCCGACATCTCGCGCCACGAAACGAGATCAGTGAAAACGTGGCGCGCACTATGTCAGTCGATGAGATCGTCGATGTATACGAAACCCTCACGGCAGGGACGGCTCCGCTAAGCGTGGCTTACCAATGGGGCTTCAGGGTCTTGGCGCTCGCCAGCGAGAAAGTTGGCGCGATAGATCTTAGTGCGCTGGACCACATGCTGGCTCCGGCTGCGCGGGCTGCTTTGGATGACATTGAGTCGGGCCGTAATTACCTCCAGGTGATTGCTCCTGCCTTTGACAAATACCCGGAGATATCAACGGCGATTAAGCACCATCTGAGCGCCTTGTTCTATGCCGAGGCCACCCTGATTCCGTTCTACATGCTCGCTAACAAGAGCGTTATTGATCGTCAGCGCACTTCTACCAGCACATATATCGTCCAGCACCCGCTGACCGGCCACATCAAGATCGGCCGAACCACTGACGTTAAGGGGCGAATTAAGGCCCTGCAGACGGGCGCAGGGGCGATCCTTTCAACGCTTGCCGTCATTCCTGATGACGTCGAGCAAGAACTTCATTGCCGCTTTTCCTCTATGCGCCGCCATGGCGAGTGGTTCGAGGATGTAGGTGGTGCCATCAGCCAGTTTGCTCAAACATACGGGGTGAAGTAATGGCCCGCGCACGCAACATAAAACCAGCTCTCTTCACCAACGAGATCCTCGGCGTCGGCCACCCACTGTGCACGTTGCTATTCCAAGGGCTCTGGTTGCTGGCCGACAAAGAAGGTCGCCTCGAAGATCGTCCTCTGCGCATCAAGGCGGAAATCTTCCCCTATCGCGAAGCTGACGTTGACTCGATGCTGCACTGGTTGGCGCACAAAGGCTTCATCGTTCGCTACACGGCGACAGGCAAGTCGTACATCGAGGTCGTGAACTTCACCAAGCACCAAAACCCGCACAAGAATGAGAAGGATTCAGAAATTCCTTCTGTATCAGATGGTTGTATCACTTCCGATTTTCTCGGTACTCGTTCCGAATTAATCGGTACGACTCGGGCTGATTCCCTCTCTTCTGATTCTGATCTTCTGATTCCTGATTCACTGATTCCTGATGTTCTGATCCCGGAACAAGAACCCTTGCCGAGCGCTGTCGCTCCGGCGCCGTCGAACGTCCAGGTGCTGAAGCCACGGCCAAAGCAAAAGACCGAAGGCCAGATCGCCAACGCAGCCACTTGGGACGCCTACACCATCGCCTATCTGGAACGGTACGGCGTCGAGCCTGTGCGCAACGCCAAGGTGAACACTCAGGTTGCCCAGCTCGTTCAACGCCTCGGGGCTGATGAGGCCCCCCAGGTCGCGATGTTCTACGTGACCATCAACGATTCGTTCTTCATCCGCGCCTCGCATGAGTTCGGCTTGCTGGTTGCCAGAGCCGAGGGCATCCGCACGCAATGGGTAACAGGCCGCCAGGTCAACGCCGTGACTGCCCGCCAGATGGAAAACACGCAGGCCAACATCAGCGCAGCCCATCAAGCCGCGTCCGCCATTCGCAACGGTGGAGGGAAGGGCAATGCTTTCATTCGATGAGCAAGCAGAACTCGCGATGGCAATTTGCGGTACGGCTGAGGTATTGGGCCAGACCATCAGCCCCAACGCAGCGCAGATGATGGCCGAGGACTTGGCTGAATTTACAGTCGAGGCAATCGCCATCGCACTCCGTGGCTGCCGCCGCGAACTGACCGGCCGCTTCACTCTGGGCGCAGTCCTTCAGCGGATTCAGGCAGCGGATGGCCGGCCGGGAAAGGATGAGGCCTGGTCCATCGCGCTCGCCGCAAGCGATGAGTACGAGACCGTGCTACTGACACCTGAAATCAGACAGGCCATGGCAGCATCTGGGCCCGTTCTGGAAGTCGGCGACAAGGTAGGTGCGCGGATGGCGTTCATCAGCGCCTACGAGCGTCTGGTGGCATCTGCGCGATCCGAAGCCACACCGCTGACGTGGGAGGTTTCGCTGGGCTACGACCAGGCGCGCCGGGTGATTGCGATCGAGGGTGCAGTCCGCTCCCAACTGATCACTCACGAGTCCGGTGCCAAGTACCTCGCTGACCTGCGCATCGCGCCTATCACCGAAGACGGCCGGGCAATTGCCGGGCTGATCACCGGCACCGTGGCCCGCCCCAGCGTCGACGTCCGCAAGAAGCTCCAGAAGATCAAAGACGACATGGCCGAAATGCGCGCTGCTACCGAAGAGCGCCGTCTCGAAATGAAGATCGCGGCGGCGAATGACCTGGCTGATCGCCGGGCGCTGCTCAACCGCCAAGCCGAAGAATTGCAGTCGAAGAGGGCAGCCCAATGACCCCCATCCAAAAACAAACCGTCAACACCCTCAAGTCCGAAGGCTTCCAGGTCGTCGAGATCAACCGAGACATCGTAAGGCTGACCAAGGGGGCAGATGCGCGCCTTGTGCGTCAGGACGGGGTGATTAGGCGGGCTGAGGTAGGTAGCGGCAGTGTGAATGTGAATCTGGTTTGGGGGTGCGTGTGATGGGTATTCGTGAAGAGTTTGAAGCGTGGGCTCACGCCCATGAAGTCTATGAAGACGACGGGGAAAAACTTCCGATGGGACGGCTTTCCGGTTGCTATTACGAGCATGTCCAGACGCAGGCCGCTTGGGAAGCATGGCAGGCATCTCGCGCAAGCCCTAGCAAATATGACGAAGTGCTCAATCCATTCCTGGAAATTATGAAAAGGGAGCTGGCAGCAAACTCCTATAAGGGTGATCGACCGGGCTGGCTAAAAATGACTCCGGGGGATTGCCTGCTGGAAATCTACTACCACACCGGGAAGCTTCATAAAGCGGTTCACGGTAGTGACGCAGCCAGCATCAACGAGTACGCAGCTGACGTGGCTAACATGTCGATGATGATCGTGGATATCTGCGGCGGCCTTGCTCTTAGCACCGAAGAGGTGAAGTCATGAGCAAAAAGATCAGGCTGGCTGTTACAGCGATCGACGGCCGGATTATCGCCGGTTATGAAAATGCCAAGCGCACCGAGATCACCGAAGGATCGCGGCAGGATGTAACCAGCGACTTCATGAAGGCTCTGATCGACAAGGGCGAGCACCATGACGGCGAGTTTGAGATCGGCGGCGGCGGTGAAATGTGGGATGTCACCGTTACCAAGAGGGTTAAGCCATGAGTGCAGACATCCATCAATTCCCCGCGTCCCGGACTGCGCACAACCGCCGTGTCGCTTCGGAGCAGGCTAGGCGCAACGTGATTGCCGATTACTTGCGCACCTGCGCCGACTGGATTCAAGCCGACGACGTGAAGAGCGAGCCAACAGCGGTTCTGCTCGTTCTGTCCGGTAAGGCTGGCGACGAAGTCGTGTGGAAGGGCTATGCCGACAACGCCGAGGTGAGCCTGCGCGATGCGGGTAATGCAGCTCAGGCCCAAGTCAGTTCGCCGTTCAAGCGCCGTGGCGGCAACTTCCACGATCGGAGGCACGTATGAGCGACCGGAAATCAATGGGGTTCATGTACCTCGCCCGGCGTACCTGCGGAAAGGTCTCTGCCTCGTGCTGGGATGAGCCGCTGTATGCCAAAGACACGGCCAAGACCGTGGCCGGCTACATCAAGCGCGGTGACACCGTTGAGCGTGTTGAGCGATTCGAGGGCGACCCGATGCCTGAATTCATTTGCCGCCCAGGCTGCAACGACTGCCGGGTGACCTCATGACCACCTCCCGAATCTGGATCTGCATAGCAGCCATCACCCTGGTAGCCGCAGTCGGCACCGGGCACAGAGTTGAGACGGTGGTGAAGCCGTTGCCGCAGGAGACTCCTTTCAAATGAACACAGACAAAATGCGGGAAGAGTTCGAAGCGTGGGTCGTCTCCAACTGGCCCAACCAGTCGCTGGACCGTTTCAATCCGCTGCACGGCGTGACCGAGGGCGAATACACTGGCTTCACCGTCCAGCACTGCTGGGACGCATGGCAGGCCTCCCGCGCTGCGCTGGCGGTCAACCTCCCCAAGCCCCTCCCATCTGGCGACTACCGCATGACCGTCCCGTTCTACAAGGCGGCAGACGTACATGAGGCGCTGAGCGCTGCGGGTATTGAGGTGAAGGCATGAGCATCGATATTCAGAAGTTGAAGGCGCTGGCTGAGGCAGCCACGCAGGGCGAGTGGACTTGTGGCGAAAGGCCTGACGGGCGTTTCTGGCATATCGGTTGCGGGAACCAGGCCATTGGGGCAGCGCATTCGGCCAGCAAGAAGCACAACCCTGAGTACGCGGCCATGTTTGAGGCAAACGCCAAGTACATCGCCGCCGCCAACCCTGCGGCAGTGCTGGAGCTGATCGCGGAGATTGAGCGTTCTAGGACAGAAATCGCAGGCCATATAGCCGCACACATTCGCAACTATTCTGAATTTGCGGAACAGCGCGACCGACTCAAGGCCGAGAAAGAAGCCGTGTGCGCACTGCTCAAGCTATTCGTCGATAGCGAGCACGACCAGGACGAGGACCAGAACGAGCGTCATCACTACCACGGCGAGGCTGAACTGTTGCTGTCCAAGCTGGGCGGAGAATACGCGGATTACGCGTTGGTTCCTGAGCAAGCCCTGAGTGCGCAGACTCAGAAGATCGAAGCGCTGCGCAAGGAAAACGAACGCCTCCAGCGCTTCGAGACCGCCTACAAGGAGTTCAGCGACAAGACGGATTGGGTTCGCCCGAACGCCGCAACTCACGAACTGGGCATGCACGTTGCCGACATCCTCCGAAAGCGCTGCGACGATCTGACGTCGCACAATCAGGCGCAGGCGGATGAGATCAAGGCGCTGAGAGCCGCAAGCACTCCACAGCATGCCGGCCACATCCCGGGCGGCGCGATAGCAGATGACGTCACCGGGCGGCGCGTGATCGTCAGCGGTGATGCGATCAATCGGCTTAAGGCCAGTCATCCACGGGCCTGCGTCAACGCGGGGCTTTGCGAGAAGGTCGGCCAGCGCCTCTACACCCGGGTATTCACTGAGCTGAGCGCTTGCGGTACCGGAGGTCGCCCATGACCTGGTCCCAACTCAAAACCCTGCTGAAGAACAAGTTGGTCCACACCGACGGCCGTGAGACGTACTGGTTTGGGGGTGCGCGATGACCGAGTTCGCACTCAAGTCCACCGGCGACATCGCACGGATCATGGGCTACCTACACGCGACAGATCTGACGAAGCCGAAGCTCGTGGTGATCAAGGATGAAAAGCGCCCGGACGTCAGCAATCGCAAGATGTGGGCAATGCTCCGCGACGTATCCCAGCAGGTCGAGTGGTACGGCAAGAAGCTCTCGGACGAGGACTGGAAGCACATCTTCAGCGCCTCGGTCGAAAAGCAGCGCGCAGTGCCTGGGCTCGACGGTGGTTTCGTCGTGCTGGGTATCTCCACCCGCAAGCAGTCGCAGAAGTGGTTCAGCGACCTTTTCGAAGTGATGCATGCCTTCGGGGCGGAGCAGGGCGTGAAGTGGTCCCAGGCTGACCTATGGGGCGGCCAGTATGATTAATTCCGCAAAGGGCCTCATTCGGGCCATCGCCCTCCTGCTCGAGCACGGCTACCACTCCAACCCGGACTCGTTCCGGTTCGGGGGTGGGCTGTGAACGCCGTGGGAGCGGAACGCCCGCAAAAATGCCCGCCAAAGCGCAAAACCAAGGCCTGCGCTAACCCATCCTGTGGGAGCGAGTTCACGCCTCAGCGCCTCGGGCAGAAGGTTTGCAGCCCGGCCTGTGCGCTGGTAATGGCGCCAGCGAATCAGGACAAGGCCCGCAAGTCGCTGGCCCAGGTCGAGCGCCGTGACATCAAGGTCCGCAAGGAGAAGCTGAAGACGCGTTCGGAATTCGTGAAGGAAGCAGAGAAGGCCGTCCGCGATTACCGGCGCACCTACGAACTGTCGATCGGCAGTGGGTGCATCAGTTGCGGAAAGAGCCAGGCCGAGATCCAAGCCGCTCAGGGCTGGAAGACCGGCGGGGCTTTTGATGCGGGCCATTTTCTCGGCAAGGGAGCCCGGCCAGAACTTCGGATGGTTCCTGAAAATATTTGGCTCCAGTGCAAAGCCTGTAATGCGGGCTCATCCAAGTACGCGCGTAAGGGCGAGTCGGTTTCGCAGGGTTTCCGGTCAGGTCTGGTCGAGCGTATCGGCTTGGCAGCAGTCGAGGCGCTGGAATCAGACCATGAGCCGCGCAAGCACACCATAGACGAGCTGAAGGCGATAACGGTCGAGTTCAGGGCGAAGACCATACAGCTTAAGCGTGAGGAGGCAGCATGAGTATCCCTCACCGTTTGACGGCAGAAAGGTTGCGCGAGCTGGTGGATTACGACCCTGAGACGGGGAATTTCCTTTGGAAGGCGGAAGCCCGTTCGGGATTCCATGGATCGGCTGTGATGCATCGAAAGGGCGAACTGGCCGGTACCGCCCGAAAAGATGGACGCACAGTAATTCGGATCGAGACTCGTACCTATCTCGCCTACAGGCTTGCGTGGCTGTGGATGACCGGCAGCTGGCCAGTTTTCGAAATAGATCATATCGATGGCGACGCCACTAACGATCGCTTTGCAAATCTTCGTGATGCATCACGCAGGACCAACCAGCAAAACATCCGGATCCCTCAGAGGAGCAAAGCGTCAAGTCGGTTCCTCGGCGTTTACGCCAACAAGGCTGGATACAAAAAGCCTTGGAGGTCAGCAATTACGGTTGATGGCAAGCAAAAAGGCCTTGGTTACTTCTACAGCGAAGACGAAGCCTACGCGGCTTATGTTCAAGCAAAGCGGCTACTGCACGAGGGCTGCACATTATGAGCGGATTAAACCTGACCGCGCATTACCGGGAACTGACCAGAGAACTAAAGAGGGCGCAGGCATGACGATTCTGAATTTGAAGTGGACCCAGGGCGCGCCGAAAGAATTGCTGCCGGGGATGATCGTTCGATGCCGGGGCACGTTGATGCTGATCGGCACGTTCACGCCTGAGCCAATCGTCGCAACCATGTTGGCCGACTGCAGCGAATACACCCAGGCCATCGCTGACTACGAACTGGACTGGCTTAGCAGTGCGGGAATCCCAGCCAAGGCGGTGGTGTGATGGATTCGGCGAAAGGAAAACCCTGTCCAGTCTGTGGCGCGCCGATGTCCAGTCTCGCCAGCCAGTTCGTACGGATGTGCACCAGCTGCCCGCACACCGAGGCGTGGAATCTGGAGGATGGCCAGGCGCCACTGATCACCGAGTCACGCGATCGGGGCCTGCAGTCATGACTGACGATCAGCAAATCCAGAAGCTCAAGCGATCCGTCCAGCAGCTCTCGCAACGGATGGTGCAGATGACCGGGGCCTGTGAAGCGATGCAGCGAATCCTCAAGACCAACGGCATCGACCACCCGTGTCTGACGGTGAGCTTCCCGATCGCCGAAGACCCCGAGAACCTTCCAGAGCTTCATGCCTATGAGCAGAACCGCATTCTCCATGCAGCGGGATTGCTTGGGGGGCTCTAAGTGAAATCGTGCCAGTCGATTAGCGTCAGGAGGTAGTGATGATCCAGCAGTCGCCGCAGCAACTCATCCTCGACTTCACGGCTCTGGTTATCCAGATCCCGCGACGGCCGATACGCAGCACCATCTGCGCAGGGGCCACGCTGGTGACGCTGGACGGCCTGACCATGCCAGCGATGGAGTGGGCAGTCCGGAGAGGTTTGAAATGGCAGACGGTGAAGATGCGGCGACTGCGAGGGGATAACTGGACCGAGGCGCTGGCCCCAGAGTTGAGGCGCAGCACCTTCATGTCAGGCTGGAAGATGCACGGTTAACGGAAGACTCGCAGAACGGTGTCGCCGTCGCCTTTCTCGGCGGCGCGCCACTTCAGTTCGTCCAGCAGCGCCTGGATACGGGTGATCTTCTCGGAGTCGAGATCGCCGCCCAGCACCGCGGTTTCACCGGAGCCAGACAGGCCGATAACCAGCAGCGCGTCGAAGTCACCCTGATCCTGGGCGTCAGCAGTAAGGCCCATCACCTCAGTGATCGCCATGTACGTGGAGTCTGGAGTCGAGCCGATGAAGTGTTTTTCAGTCATGTGAAGTGCCCCTATGGATTGAGCATCCAGTCCATGTGACTGACGGTAGCGGTGCAAGCCTTGCCCAATGAATCCAGTCACATAGCCTGATGGCAAGAAGCAATCAGCCCAAGGGCCGGACATGACAAACGAAATCAGCAGTACCACCGCGGAGGTGAGGAATGGAGTACTTGTCCCGCGTGGTTGAGAAGGTCGACGTCCTGATCGCCGGCATCATCGGGTCGATCATCGCGAGTTGGTGGCACAAGGGCGATCTGGAGAATTGGAAGGGCTGGGCCGTGTTCCTACTGAGCGGCGTGGCATGTGCGTTTTACCTCACCGGCATGGTGTGTGAGCACCTGAGTATCACCGACGCGGGAAATGTGGCGGGCGTCGGATTTCTCCTCGGCGCATTTGGCGGATCTCTGATGATTGCTGTCTACAGAGCCATCAAGGCGGCCGATCTCTGGGCGCTAATCCGCTCTAGATTCGGAGGAGACAAACCGTGAACACACAAGATCTCAGCACAACGTTCATCGCCCTGATCGCGGTATGGGCTATCTGGTCCGTATTCAGCCGCAAGGTGCGAGACGGTGTCATAGGGAAACTGATCTACGCAACCATCGCGATATCAGGCTACGCCATCGTCACCCGCGCAGAAACCGCCTATATCACCCCCACAGTCGCCGGAGTCACCTTTCATGCATCACTGGCATTCGCAGGTATGAGGCACATCTTCATGGTCACCTGGTGGCCGCAGGTCAAACGCTGGCTCTGCCGCAAGATGAACTGCGAGCACTGTATCCAGATGCCGACCGACAAGCAGAATTGATCTAACAGCACGGGAGCAGTGCGCAATGACCGAAGAGCAATTTACTTTCTGGCTCAAGGGTGTCACGGATGCCCTTGGCAACCAGCCACCCAGTGATCAGCAATGGAAGATGATCAAGGCCAATATAGGCGACGTGTTCGGCGAGCCAACCTTCCAGGATAACTCAATGGTGTTGCGCTCTGAATCTAAACTCGGGGCATCTGCAGCATGACAACCATCGCCTACAAAGACGGCGTGATCGCCTATGACTCGCGTCAGACCCGCAACGGCTCAATCGTTTCTGACAGCTGCTCCAAATGCGAGATCGTCAACGGGGTCATGTTCCTGCTGTCTGGTGCCGTGTGCGATGAGAAGGCCTTGATCGCTGCCTACTTCGGAACTCCATCGAAGGATCCTGTGGAGTCGTCAGGGTTCGTCGTGGACGGGGGCAATCTGCTCCTCGTAGGTCATTGTGACAAGACCGGTGTATGGCGCCAGCCCCTAGACCACGCCAATGCAGACGCAATTGGCAGTGGCTCACCCTTCGCCCTCGCTGCCATGGATATGGGTGCAACCGCCGAGGAAGCAGTCAGGGCTGCAATGAAGCGCGACATCTACACAGGTGGTGAGGTTCATGTGCTGATGCTTGGCGAGGGTGCCACGAAATGATTACAGGCATTTGGAAGAACGAAAGGTACTCAGCATCAAGGGAATGCCTTACTCCAAAGTCGTGGGAGGATTTCAAATTCCTTTGTCATAGCGCTGGTCTGCCACGCGTCCTTTATAACTATCTTGATAAGAAGGGCGAGGCATACCTTTCGGGAGCCTTAACTCTTCTTCTGGTCGCAGAGAAAGCGCACGAGCGAGCCTTCGATAACACCGTTCCCCCGATCTTGAGCTGGGAGGCAGAGTTCCCTGTTCGACGCGGGAGGGCTGACTTCATGCTCTACCACGATGACGGCTCCGCAACGGTCGTGGAGCTGAAGGATGGATCATACGGCGTTCAATCTCTGCTAGCTGGGATAGGGCAAGTCATCGGCTACGCGATGCAGATCGGGATGAACAACCCTGGAATCTCATGCCTGCGTAAAGCTTTGGTATTTTCCTCTTGCGGCACTGTAGAGGACGATCAGTTGATTATTGATGCATGCGAGCATGCGGGTGTTATTCCTATTCCATTCGGTGCTGAGAGAGCTTTCCGTAAAGCAACCATGGATCATTTGATGGGCGTTCTCGAAAGCGCATTCCTTCCCAGGGAGGTGATGCAACATGTCCTCTTCTAAGTCGGAACCAAACTGGTCGGCTATCGAAGAGGACTACCGGGCCGGGCAACTGTCAGTCCGTAGAGTGGGCGAGAAGCACGGTATCAGCGAGAGCACATTGCGCAGCCGCGCGAAGGTTGCAGAATGGTCTAGGGACCTTACAAATCAAGTAGCTGCGGCAACCCGCGCCAAAATATCGCGCATGAGTTCGCGCACTGCGCATCTATCGGTGCGCGAAGATGACGAGATCATTGAAGAGAAGGCCACTGACGCATCGAACTTGGTCTTCACCCACATTGCTGCCCTGTCCCGTTGGCAGAGACTGGTGGACACTCTGGAGTCTGGCCTGAGCGTATTGGGCGTTAACGAAGACACCCACGGTGAATACGCCCGGTCGGTGAACACTGGCCTGGACGCTCAGCTCAAGATCATCAAGGCCCAGCGCCAGGCATTCAACATTGGCGATGAGGGCGGCGAGGAGCCTTACGAGGAGCGTCTTGCTCGACTGCTCAAGGGGGAAGTTGCGTGACAGGCGAAGAATCCTACGAAGACCGCCTGGCGCGGCTGATGGAGGCGAAGGTATGAGGCCTTGCATAGCGTTCGCCATCATGTGGGCGCTGAACCTTGTGTTCTTCTTTTTCTGCCTGCCCAGCACGCCCACTGGCATGAGAAAGCTCGTTGCGATCGCAGGCATATCGTTCGCCGCATCTGTGACTTCCATAATCACGCTGCTGCTTGGCCTGATCGTCGCTACGCGAATTCTTGGCATTGAGATTTAACCAGCGCCACGAAACGCCACCAAGGCAAATCGTGGCGCGCACGATAATTTCCAGATCGCCTACAACGCATCACTGATAGAATCCCAATGCGGCTAGGGTAGCTCCCGAACGGTGATTACCTCATCACCTGCCGCATCCAACTGAGGTCATCGGCTAGAGGTAGTTGATATGAATAATTCGACATTAGTGGCAGGCGCTTCTATTCGCGTAGGCCAATTGGTTAAAGAGATCGATGGTAGGGTCTATCCTGTGCACGGCGCATCAGCACCCAATGAAGCCTATGACGTTCCCGAGCTGTCCCGATTCAACATCCCCGGGAGGGGGCTGGTCATAGCGACTGAAAATCCGGTTGAGTGCGATGACTTCAATCATCTTAAATTTGTCAGCATCTCTGGAGCTAAGTACAAGGTGGTGGCGGTTGAAGCGTGCGGCCATGCCAAGCCATTCAAGGCCGGAGAGAGAATAAATCTAAATCTCGTTGAGCTCGTGTAGCAACAATAATTTCCTGACGAAAAACCGGCTTTGATCGGGGTTTTTTGTGCTTGCTGTCCCGCTCTAGTCACAGACCCTGAGCACGTCATTCGACAATCACATCAGGGGCATGACATGAGCGCACAACCAATTGGCATCAACTCCACTCCAGCAGGCACTTCAGATCTGCCTGAAGTATTCAGCCGCCTCCATCGAGCGGAGAGCTGTGCAGAATCGCTATGTATGCTCATTTCCCAGCTTAATGACCGTCTGGCTTCCGTGTCCAGGGAGCAGGCGCCTGCTGGTGGAACCGGTCTCAAAGAAGTGAAATGTGGCGCTCCTCTGGCTCGCCAGATTGATTCTTTGGCTGACCTGCTGTACTCAGCAGCAGAAACGCTGGAGTCGGTTATCGCCCGCCTCGAAATTTGATCCTTATGCAATGCCGAAGCCCGCCACGCTGCGGGCTTTGTCACACCTGTTGCACTGAAATTCCAGTCACATAGCCTCGGACCCGTCATTTCGATAATCGAGATAGGGGCAGGGCATGGACAATCAGCACAAGAAGATCAGCGGTTACCGCGACCTCAGCCAGTCGGAAATTGACGGGATGAATTCCATCAAGGCGCTTGAGGCGGACGCCGGCGAACTGTTCAAGCAGATTGGCGAGATTGAAGGTGTAGATCCTCGCTTGCTTTCTCTGGCAAAGACGAACCTGCAGCAAGGCTTCATGTGGTTCGTTCGGTCTATCGCCAAACCTGCCGATCCGTTCGTTTAACCCATGTCCGCAGACGCCATGCTCACCCAGCTCATCACCGACGATGAGCTTTACTGCGCGCGCAATCTGAAGATCCGCACGAAGGAGGGAGAAATCCTGCCGTTCGTGTGGAACGACGCGCAGCGGGCGTTGCATGGGCGCCTTGAGCAGCAGGCGGCAGAGAAGGGCTGGGTTCGCGCGATTACTTTGAAGGGGCGTCAGCAGGGCATCAGCACCTACACAGCCGCCCGTTTCTACAAGCGCACAAGCATGGGCTTCGGCAAGCGCACGATGATCCTGACTCACCTGGACGCAGCCACGCAGAACCTGTTCGGCATGGCGAAGACGTTTTTCGAGCTCAGCGACAGCACCTTACGCCCGACCACCAAGGCAAACTCCGGTACCGAGCTGTCATTCGCCAAGTTGCGCAGCGGGTACAAGGTAGCCACCGCAGGAAGCCCAGGCGCAGGCCGGTCCGACACCATCCAATACCTTCATGGGTCCGAAATGGCCTTCTGGCCGAACGCGCAGAAAATCATGGCCGGTCTCGGGCAGACCGTGCCCCTCATTGAGGGCAGCGAAGTCGTCATCGAGTCCACCGCTAACGGCATGGGCAACCTGTTCCACCAGATGTGGGTCATGGCCGTCTCGGGCAAATCCGACTACATGGCCGTGTTCATCCCGTGGTTTATCGAGAAGGGCTACCGCCGCGCCGTCCCGAAAGCGTTCGAGATGAGCGAAGACGATTACGAATACATGGAGGCTTACGACCTCGATGAAGAGCAGATGGCCTGGCGCCGCGCAAAGATCGACACCGACTTTGCTGGCGATGAGGACTGGTTCAATCAGGAATACCCGGCCACGCCCGATCTGGCCTTCCAGAAGGTCGGCCACAAGCCGCTGATCAAGACCGTCAAGGTCTCGCTGGCGCGCAAGAAGCTGATCAAGCACACCAAGCGCATTGGTGCCCACGTCGTCGGCCTCGACCCGGCACGCGGTGGCGACACCTCGACGTTCATCCATCGTCAGGGCAGGGCGGCATGGGGTATCGAGCGCAACAACGTACCCGACACCATGGCTGTAGCCGGCCAGGCCGCGCGCATGCTCATGGACGATACGACCATCCGCATGATGTTCATCGACATCGGCGGGCTGGGTGCTGGCATTTACGACCGCCTTGTCGAATTGGGCTTCGGTGATCGCGTCACTGCCGTGAACTTCGGCTCATCCGCCACCGACTCCCGCAAATACGCCAACAAGCGCTGTGAGATGTGGGGCGAGATGGCTGAGTGGATTCACGACGACATCACCCCATCGATCCCAGACGACGACCAGCTGCACGGCGACCTGACGTCCGCTGCCAAGGACAAGTACACCAGCAACGGGCAACTCAAGCTCCTTCCGAAGGAAGAGGCCAAGAAGATCATCGGCCGCTCCCCAGACGACGGCGACGCACTGGCTCTGACATTCGCCGAGCCTGTTTCCGCTGACGACCAATTCACCGAAGACTGGAAGGCTCAGCTAATGCGCCGGAACGCTCGTAAATCTGCGATGAGTGCCTGATATGGCTGAAGCCTCCGACAACCAAAAAGCGACGGACAACTGGTCCCGCTACGAGTACGGCCTGAACCGTGGTCACCGCGATTACGTCGAGAAGGCGCGCGAGTGCGAGAACTACTACCTGGGCGGGGGCTGCCAGTGGAAGGACATCGACCGGCAAATCCTGGCTGATGCCGGGCGCCCTGCGCTCGAGTTCAACCAGATCAAGAACAAGATCAACGCTGCAGTCGGGTATCAGATTGGCAATCGCATGGACATTGGGTTCCGTCCTCGCGCCGGTGCAGCAGATGCCGAGACCGCGAGCACGCTTTCCAAGCTCGCCATGCAGATCGCCGACAACAACGAGCTGCACTTCAAAGAGACGCAGGTTTTCAGCGACGGCGTGATCCAGCAGCGCGGCTATTTCGACATCCGCATGAGTTACGCCGACACAATCCTCGGCGAGATCAAGATCGACATCCTTGATCCGATGGACGTGATCCCTGACCCGGACGCGAACAGCTACGACCCGGATGATTGGGCCGACGTGACCATCACCCGAATGCTGACTCAGGTCGAGATCGAAATGCTGATGGGCACCAAAGCCCTGAAGGCTCTGGATGACGAGGACTATTCAGGCGACACCTTCCTGCCTGTGGCTGATGACGTAGAGCGCGCCAAGTTCGGCGACGCCGATGCGTTCTTCCCCGAGTTCTACGGTGAGGACGAGGACGACAAGTCCACCAAGCGCTATCGCATCATCGATCGCCAGTTCTGGCAGATGGATACGGCAGATGTCGTGATCAGCGCGACCGGCGATATCCGGCTGGTTGAAGACATCAACCCCAATGCCGTTGACGAGATGATTGCCGCCGGTGGGATTCGCCAGAAGCGCAAGGTCCGCCGTGTGCGCTGGTTGATCACCACAAAGGACAAGGTCCTGCACGACGACTGGTCCCCGTTCAATCACTTCACGGTCGTTCCGTTCTTCCCGACGTTCCGCCGCGGCAAGACTCGCGGCCTTGTCGATGACGCGATCGGGCCGCAGCAGCTCCTGAATAAGTCGATGAGCCAGTTCCTGCACATCATCAACACCACGGCGAACAGTGGCTGGATCACCGTTGCCGGTACGCTCACCAACATGGCCGACGGTGAATTGGCCGACCGAGGGGCTGAAACGGGTCTGCACCTGGTGATCAAGTCCAAGACCCCGACTGAGGACCGACCTCAGAAGATTCAGCCCAACCAAGTGCCTACCGGCTTCGATCGCATCATCGACCGTGCCTCGGCGCTGCTGGAAACGGCCACCGGTGTCAATCAGGCGATGTCGGGAGCACAGAGCAACGAAGTCTCGGGCATTGCCATCCAGACCCGCCAGTTCGCTGCACAGCAACAGTTGGCCGTGCCGTTGGACAACCTTGGCCGGACTCGCTCGATGGTCGCCACGCGGATACTGGAACTGGTCCAGATGTATTACGACCAGCCACGGATCATGCGTATAACCGAATCTGATCCGTCGGGAAAAGAGTCAACCACCGAGATCCCGCTCAACTGGCCGCAGGCTGACGCACGCATCCTCAACGATTTGACCATCGGCGAATACGACGTGGTCATCACTGAGGCGCCGGCGCAGATCACCTTCGAGAACAGTCAGTTCCTGCAAGCGATCGAGCTTAACGAGAAGGGTGCCAACATCCCGTGGCCGTTCATCATTGGTTACTCGAATCTGGCGAATAAGCAGGAAATCGTCGACGCGATGTCGCAACAGCCGGCCGCACCAGTGGATCCGACCTTGCAGGCGAAGGCAGACCTTTTGGCGGCTCAGGCGCAGAAGACTCAGGCAGAAACCACTCGCTCGCAGGCCGATGCCGCGAAGTCGGCCGCCAGCCTGGACTTACTCAAGGCTCAAGCGGACGACACCCGCGCAGACACCGTTGCCAAATCCGTCACGGCTCAATTCAGCGCCATTCAGACCGCCGCGACCATCGCCCAGACGCCGGCAACAGCGAACCTTGCCGACGCGCTGCTCCTGTCTGCGGGCTACGTCGACCACAACGCCGCGCCAATCGTGCCCGAGTACACCGGCACCGTTCTGGCTGCACCTGACCTACCGAAGAACACCAACCCGCTCACACCGGCAAGTCCTGCTGTAGGTATGGACACCGGTATCGAAACCCAGCGCATCGAAGGAGTACCCGCATGAGCAAGTCCGACATGGTCGCAGATGACATGAAATGGAAGGTTGAGCAGGACCTTCGTTCGCTGGCCGAGGCCGCCGATATTCAGAAAGACCCGAAACGACTGAAAGCCGCGCAGGCATTGGCCAAAGAAAAAATGGCCGAACTGCAGAAGATCGCCAAGTAATCACGAGCACTCAGGGGCAAATCATGAGCAAAGCTGAAGCAGTACAAGAATCGCAGGAAGCCATCGACGCACGCCTGGCAGAAGAGGCCGCGCTGAGTGGCGAGGATTACACGCCACCGGACGACACCAAGGGCGATGTGCCTGCCGCCTCGAAGGCTGCGCTTACCGATGCAGGCGCTGACGTTGACGCGGCGAACGACAAGCCGGAATACGACGCCGACACGCTGGCCGCCATCGCTGGAGAAGACAACAAGTCGAAGATGGTGCCGCACTCGCGATTCCAGGAGAAGAACGACGAGGCCAAAGCGCACCGGGCACGGGTACTGGAACTGGAAGAGGAACTGGCGCGCGCCAAAGGGACCGCGCCTGCGGCGGCACCCAAGAAGGAAGACGCTCCGGCCGATTACGACTTCGATGAAGCCGAGGATCGCTATCTTGCCGCATCCATGGATGGCGATACCACTAAGGCCAAGCAGATCCGTGCCGAGATCCGTGCCGAAGAGCGTAGGTCCGCCATCGCCGAGGCAGAACAGGTTGCAGATCGTCGGTACCAGGCGAACAAGGCCACTGACGACGCCAAACGCACCAAGCTTGAGTTCGAGCTCGCGCTGAACAAGGCCTACGCCGCGTTCCCATTCCTCAGCGTCGACAGCGACGACAAGAATCAGGACGCAATCGACGAGACGCTGGTCTGGCATCAGCACTTTGTCGCCAAGGGCAAGACCCCGGCCGAAGCGCTGGAGCTTGCCGCCGCGAAGATCGGCCCTCGGTATGCCACAACCAAGTCCGAAGCTGCACCAGCAGTTCCGGCACCGGTCAAGCCAGACCTGCAGAAAGGTTTGGACCGTGCCGCCAAGGTGCCGGGCAAGCCAGCAGGTGTCGGTGCACGGGCTTCAAGCCTGGACGTGTCGAAGATGACCGGGAAAGAGCTGAAAAGCCTATCCGCCGAAGACGAGGCCGCACTGGCCGGTGATGTCGTGTAGTTGACGGGCCAATCCAGTCACATAAGTTCGTAACTGCTACGCCATCGGGACAAGGACGTCATCCAGCTTTCGCAGTGGATGACACGCCCGAGTAGCTCGCTCACCGAGTCACGGTGTCTCTCGCCAGCAGGGCGTAAAGCTGACCGTTTCAAGCGCATCAGGAGCGCACAAACCTGTCCTCGCGAGGGTGGCGACATACCCAGAACCACAAAGCCACCTTCATAGGAACTGCCCTCATGGCAACTACCAACTTTGCGGCCCTGCAGCCGCAGCAAAAAGTCTACTGGTCCAAAAAGACCTGGGAATCCGCTCGGGACGACATGTTCCTGAACAAATTCCTCGGCGACGGCGAATCCGCAATCGTCCAGCACATCACTGAGCTGACCAAAACCGAGAAGGGCACCCAGGTCATCATGAACCTGGTCGCTGACCTCGTCGGCGATGGCGTCACCGGTGACAACTGGCGTGAAGGCAACGAAGAAGAAATGCAGGCGTACTTCCAGGAGATCCAGATTGATCTGATCTCCAACGCGGTGCGCAGCAAGGGCAAGCTGGCCGAGCAGAAGTCCGTTATCGACTTCCGCCGCATGGCTCGCGGCCGTCTTTCCAACTGGCTGGCCCAGCGTGTTGACGAACTGGCAATCCTGACTCTGTCGGGCATCGCCTATAACTTCAACACCGACGGCTCGGCACGTGTCGGTTCCGCCTTCCCAGGCCTGGCTTTTGCCGCTGACGTGAGTGCCCCCTCATCGAAACGGTATCTGACCTGGGACGGCTCTAATCTGATCGCCGGTAGCACCGCCGCGATCGCCGCTACCGGTATCCCGAAATACAAGATGATCGTGGACCTCATCGCTTATGCGAAGTCGCACCACATTCGTCCGGTGATCTCCGGCGGCAAAGAGTATTTCGTCCTGCTGGTTCAGCCCGGCACCCTGGCGGCCCTGAAAATGGACCCGCTGTGGCAGAACGGTATCACCAACGCAGGCGTTCGCGGCGACAACAACCCATGGTTCACCGGCGCAACCATCACGGTTGACGGCGCAATCATCCATGAGTCGAACAAGGTCTACACCACCTTGGGCGCACCTGCGGGCCAGAAGTGGGGCGCGGGCGGCAACATCAACGGCACTCGCACCCTGCTGCTGGGTTCGCAGGCTCTTGGCTTCGCTGACATCGATCAGGGCGGCGCGGGCTGGGTTGAGAAGTTGTTCAACTATGACACCCAAATGGGCGTCTCCCTCGACCGTTTCATCGGCTTCAAAAAACCGCAGTTCTACAGCATCTACGACAAGTCGGTTCAAGACTTCGGCGTGGTAGCTGTCGACCACTATCTGCCGAACTCGGGCGCTTAAGGAGGCCTCATGAACTACTTCCATTACGACCACCAGTGGCCAGTCATTGGCTACAACGAAATGCTCTCCACTGACTTCGCCACTGTCGCGACGCAGAACGTGGTCGTGCTTCCTGAGGGCTCGATGGTCATCCGCGCGTTTGTCGTGGTGACCACCGCTTACAACTCGGCGACCACTGCGACCCTGAACGTCGGTGACGCTGCCACTCCAGCTCGGTATGGCACCGGCATCGACCTGAAGACCACCGGTATCAAGCAACTTACCCCGACTGGCTACATCACCCCGGGCCAAGGCCCGGTAACGGTGACGTTCGCTCAGACCGGTGCCGCAGCTACTGCCGGTGCAGCCCGCGTGTACATCGAGTACGTCGTGGACCGTAAAGGCGACGAGATCTCCGAGTAATACCAACCGCCCCGGTCCGTCCGGGGCAATTCAACATGTGAAGGGGCAATAACCATGGCTGAACCACTGCGTATCCTCCCGCCGAAGGGCGAAGAATCATTTCCAGTTTTCCTGCCGTCCGGCCACAGCATCCGCGTCTACAAGACCGATCCTTCCGACGAGCTGCAGGGAAGCGTGATCCCGAGCAAGTTTCACAAGCATGCTCTGAAGGCCGGCTGCATCTACCTGGGCGCCGAGTACGAAGAAGACGAAAACGACGATCAGTCGGGCTCCGAAAACGGTGCACTGATCATCAAGGCCATCGAAGCCATCATCGAGCGCGACGAAGCTGACGACCTGGACAACACCGGCAAGCCAACCCTCAAGGCCTTGAAGGCGCAGGCAGGCTTCAACGTGACCCGCGCCCAGGCAAACGATGCATGGGACCACTTCCAAGACTCGCTGGCCTAACCCATGGCCTACGAAACCGTCGAAGCCCTCATCAAAGCCTTCCGTGAAGACGAGAAGGACACCGTCGCCCCGTACTTCTGGAGCGATAACCAGCTCGTTCGCTGGGTGAATGAGGGTTTGACGGAGTTCGCCGAGCAGTCGCAAAGCATCTATGACGATGACAGCGACGTTACCCTGATTCCTTACAGCGCCGGCGAGAACCGGTTTGAGCTTGATCCCTGCATCCTTGATGTGGCGGCCGCTTGGCTGGAAGGCAGCCCATCCTGCCGCCTTGAGCGATGCAGCGGTGATTATCGCGGGCACTACTGGCTTGCCTATGGTGGGTGCGGTTCGCACTTCCAGTTCAACGGCGTCGGCATCCTGAAGCTGTACCCAAAGCCAACTGCTGCCGGCGAGATCCGCCTTCAGGTGATCCGCCGTCCTGTGCGGGACCTGGACAGGTGCGACCGAATCCCCGACATGCTGCCCTCTGATCGTCGTCACCTGCTGCTGTACATGGCGTATCGCGCCTACAACGTCAGCGACGCCGAGACCTTCGACAAGTCCAAATCCAATAACCGCTATGCCGAGTTCCTGACCAAGTGTCAGGACGCCCGGGAAGCCGGGATACTCCGTCGCGGTGATTGCAGCCGCCGTATCCGGAGCCACTGGTAATGGCGAGCAACAGCGCATGGGTTGGCGGCATCAATAACCGGGCGAATGCCAAATCAGTTCCTGACGGCTTCGTTCGCGACCTGGTCAACCTTGATCCACTGGTGGGTGGCGAGCTGGGCTTGCGTGCGGGCTACGACCTTCGCGCACCAGCAGCTAACGCACGCGGCGCACTCTCGGTGGGCAACAGCATCATCTTCGCTGACGGCCCGGCCCTTATCTGCTTCGATAGCCAGAGCAACACCGCCCACACCCTGGCGCAGATAGCCGATGGCGGTCGTCTCGTGGGCGCAGTGCTCAACCAAGAGCTCTTCTTCTGCACGGCCAACGAAAGCTTTCGGTTCGATGGATCGACGCTCCGTCAGTGGGGAGTGCCGACCGTTGTTGATCAACCTCTTCCGAATCTGACTGCCGGCTCACTTCTGACCGGGACTTACCAGGTGGCAATGACGCTGATGAATGCTCAAGGCGAAGAGGGCGCCACCGTCAATCCGGTCCATATCAGTGTGAGCGACGGGGCGGGATTCGCTCTCTATGTCCCAGCGCTGCCCGCAGGCTATACAGCTCGCCTGTACGTCAGCCCGCCGAACGCAGAGACCCTTTATCTGCAATACGAAGGCGTGGACCCCTATGTCGTGACGATGGTGCGTGACGATACCGCGCGATGTGAAAACTTGAATCTTCGCGCCCCGGGCGGCGGGGATCAGATCGCCTCCCTGGGCTCGGTGCTTCTGATCGCCGACGGAAAAACGCTCTGGCACACGCTAGCCATGAGCCCGCACCTGATCGACCAGTCCAATAACTTCTTCCAGTACCCGTCCGACATCAGCGTCGTGCTGCAGGTCGACGGCGGCGTGTTTGTGTGTGCGGACAAGACCTATTTCCTGCAATCGCCAGAGAGTGGCGACGTCGTTCAGGGCAAGAAGCTTGAGTTCGGCGCAGTGCCCGGCACCGGTTCGATTCTCCCTGACGGCCGCGCCACCTGGATGACCCAGTACGGCCTCGCCGTGGGTGCGCTCGACGGCAGCGTGACGCTGCTGAGCCAGAACAACTTCGTGCCAGAGATGGCGCAATCAGGCGCCTCGGGCGTCATCGATCACAACGGCAATCAGATGGTTGTCACCAGCATGCGCGGACAGCAAGGCCCTAACCCACTGGCTGCCAGCGACTATTACGAAGCGGAGATCGTCACCCCATGACCAACATTCCAGAAGGCCTGGCAAAGTTCGGCTTTGTCTTCACCGGTGAGGTCGTTTCGCCAGAGGGCGAGGTGATCTTCTCCCACACGGACCGGAACATCATTCCTCAGTCGGGCATCGACCACATCGTCGGCCTGATCCGAGGGACCGGCACGCTCAATTCCAGCTGGTACGTGGGCGTGGGTGCGGCCAACTACGTGCCCACCAGCGCGACCACTGCGGCCGATCTGCCTGCTGGGGTAGGTGAGTCAACTGCCTACTCGCAAGCCACCCGGCCGGCGTGGTCGAACAGCTACGACGGTGTCGCGAATATCGGCAACCTCGACGCGAAGGCCGAGTTCACCTTTACCTCCGCGGTTCGCCTGTACAGCGGGTTCCTGGCCTCCAACTCAGGCAAGGGCAGCAACGCCGGCATTCTGCTGTCCATCTCGCGATTCGGTTCGCCTTACGACGTGCCGGCGGGATCTACCTTCCGGCTGGGCATTTCCATCTCCCTGCTTTCGGCGGCCTGATCATGAGCCTGACCTTGTCTGCGCGTAATTCCATCCTGCCAAGCCTGTATTCGGGCACGGTCTACGTCGCCTTGCATACCGGCAACCCGGGTGACTCCGGATCGGCAAACGAGCTGACGACAAGCGGCTATACCCGCCAGGCCGCGACATTCACCGTCAACACCACCACCGGTACCGCCGCTCTGGTCGCGGCGCTGAATTTCAACATCAGTTCGACTGTGACGCTGACACACATCTCGATTTGGTCGGCAGCAAGCGGTGGTTCGGCATCCACCCGCCAGCCTCTACTGGCACCGGTACAGGTCAGCAGCGGGACATTCACCATCGCCGCCGGCGACATCACCATTGGAGGAGCCGCCTGATGAAGCGCAGCACTGGACTTCGTAATTACATGCTCGCCACCGGCTCATTCAAGGCGGCGCTCACAGGCTCGGTCATCAAGATTTACTCCGGCACGGCGCCCGCCACGGCTGACGCGGGGATTCCTGGCGGGTCCGTGTTGTTGCTGACCTATTCGCTGAACGGCGCAGGCGGTGGCTTGAGCTTCGATGCCTCGGCGGCAGATGGCACGCTACAGAAAAACCAGGCCGAGGTCTGGCAGGGTGTTATCGCAGCATCAGGCACGCCTTCTTTCTTCCGCATGCAGCAAACGTCCGACGCAGGTTCCGACAGCGTCGCGCTCGTAAGGCTGCAAGGTACGGTAGGCATCCAGGATGCGGACATGGTAGTCAGTAACACGACCTGGACCTCTGGCGACGAGCGCAAGCTGACCTACTTCACCGCCACCATCGCTGCTGGTTAATCGGGAAGACCGCTATGTCCAACCGTCTCACCAAGCGGTCTCGATCCAACTATGTGGCCGCAGTGCCAGCAGTGGCGCCGCGCCCGGCTTATTGCGTAACCACAACCGGTGACGCGATTAAATACGTCAAGGTGACCTCGCTCAAGAACGTCGGTATCCAAGCTGCGCCCGGCTACGCGATCATCATCGAGTACCACCTCGACGCCAAGGGCAACAAGATCACCGACGACGTTCTCGTGCCGACCCTCGTGCACAATGTGCCGGTGACAGCCTGCTATGCCGCGCAGGCCGGGAATGCTGGGCGGGAAGCCGCATCAAACACCGACAGCCAAGTCGGCTGGAACTCCGGCGCACGCAGCAATGACACGCTGTCAGGCGACTTCGATCTGAACATCACCTTCCCTGAAGTCCCAAGTGGGGCTGTGATCTGTGGTCTTGCCCCGGACAGTGCAACAATCGGCGACTTCACCGCCATTGAGCATGGGCTCTATTCGGCCGGCAGCGAGATCAGGTTCTACGAGTTGGGCGTTGAGCGGTTCGCGTTCTCCAATACTTCGCAGGAGCAGCCGGCCGCTACCATTCGGCGCATCGGCGGGGTCGTGAGCGCCATTGTTGCTGGTGAGTCATACCGGAGCGGAACGCGCTCGACTGGCGTTAAGTCGATCACCGCGGCGCTTTATGCTGCCGGGGACTACGTCGACAATCCGGTCGTGTCCCAAGTGTTCGCTGGCGCATCGAGTGCGCCGTTAAGTCTCGGCAACGAAGCTCCGGCCTCCAGAGAATCACTGCTGATGCTCGGTTTCGCCGCCGGCAGGGATGCGGGTGTGGGCGTCCCGCCAGTGATTGGACTGGACGGCGTGGTCACGGTCTTCGATCTGGCTATGGCCTCGATCGATCGCGGCCTTGCCCACGACTTGGGTGTCACCGCGGCTGACGTCTCTCCTGGCTTCAACATCTCGGAAGAGTTCGTGTCAGGCGTCCGCTTTGTCATTGACGACCCAGAAGTCACCGCCTACGACACCACCGAATTTCTTGAAGTACTCATCACCGAGGGGCTTATTCCTCAGTCCGACGTCGACTTCTCACCGATCGTGTTCGCAACCATCAGCGAATCACTGACGGTCGGATCGGTGATAGATCTGTTCATCGGCATTGACGCCAAGCTCTTCGAAGCGCTGGCCCTGCCCACCAATGCCAGCGCCACCATGGTGATCGAGACCATTCTGCGCAGTGGTCTCTCGCTGAGCGATTACTCGTCCAGAGCTCGCAACGAGGCGCTGCAGTACGCCACGAACATCGCCACCGGCGCCGTCACACGGTACAGCGGATTTGGATTTTCCAGCTTCTGCCGAGTCGGAACCGACCTTTGGGCTACTCGAGCTGACGGCCTCTACAAAATCGGCGGGGAGACGGATAACGGCGAGCTCCTATCCTACCTGATCGACTTCGCGGCCGATGATCAGGGCACCGCGCGCACAAAGCGACTTGAGAACATTTTTCTCGGAATTTCAACTGACGGCCGGGTTTACGCTCGACTGAAAGACGATTTCGGTCGCGAACAAAGCTACCGCCTGATCCAGCGCGACAGCTCTGAGGCGCGTATCGAGCCTGCCAAGGGTGCTTCGTCGCGGTATTGGCAGCTCAGGCTGGAGGGCGAGGGCGCGTCCTACGCCGAGATCGACAACATTGAATGGGTAGCGGCCACCGGCGCCCGGAGAACGAAGCGATGAGCATCGACAGCACAAACCAGCAACTTTTCGCCCTCGCACAGACGGCAATGAGCTACGCATCCGGCAGTGCTGGACGGATCAATATCGTCTCGAAGCCGACACTTAAAGAAACCCAATTCGCATACTCCGTCGGGAATATCGCGTTGCAAGCGCCGCCTAAGTTCAGCGACCTGTTCGGGGGGACCGATAACGCGGCATCGAACATCGACAGCGTGAACGGCGAGGTTGAACAGTGGTTGGCGACTTACTTCCCATCGATCAATGGCGGCTTCAAGAGCCTTCCCGAGGAATATCTGGTTGAAGTAATCAGTGGCGTCAAACCCTTCGGAGTTCCGGGCACCGTCTTTGAAATGGTCTGGCAGCAATCGCGAGATCGCGCCGGCCGAACAGTCCGTTCGGAGCGCGCCACTCTTTCGTCGACCTTTTCTGCCCGCGGCTTCTCGCTGCCGCCTGGCGCACTGATTGATCAACTCGCGCAGTCCGAGCGGCGCGCGACAGACCTGGTGCTCGACGTCAGCCGCGATCAGGCGATCAAGGATGCCGATATCAAAACCCAGATCTTGCAACAGGCGGTGCAGCTTTCGACGCAGTTGAAGTTGGGCATTCTCAACACGGCTGCAGACCTTTTTCGGGCGTACACCAGTCTCTACCAGCTCGACTCGCAGTCGGCGCAGATCAAGGCCTCGGCCTATCAATCGTTCTACAACGCGCTGTCGAGCTACTACGGGGTCGAGGTCAGCCTTGAACAGCTCAAGCTGCGAGCGGCTGAAACGAAAGCGGGTATTGATGGGCAGATCGACGAGCATAGAATCCAGAACTATGCCTCGGACTCAACTGGCAGATCCCACGCAGGCGCCTCACAAGCGTTTGGCCGTATCGCCGGTAATGCGGCGAGCGCTATCGGGACCCTCGACGCACACATTTCGTCCGGCGCGGCGCAGACTTAATGGCCGTCGTGAAGAGGGCAGCCTGCGCATCCGGGGCATGGCTGCTCCGGCCGGTCATGAAGATGGCTCAGAAGGTGAGCCAGCGGGGCGCGGGTGCGGGCAGTATGCGACGTATCCTTGAAGGCTATCTTTTGATTGCCAGGCAGTCAGGCGACGTACTGTCCGCAGTCGTGATCGATCTTCCCGCTTGGCTTTGCCTGATCGGCCGACACATCAATAACGGTCAGTACAGCCACAGCCGGTACTACGTCCAGACGCTCGATGGTGGCCGGGACACCTATCTCGCCGGAACGCTGACAGAAATCCCCGCTCCGCAAACATCACCACTGGTGACTGCCGGTTCCTACGCAGAGATCGGCCTCGGTGTTTCAGGCACCCAATACGCCGCAACTCGGTACTGGGGCCTTGCGCAGCCGTTCAACGGGGTTGGCGCGCTCCACGCTTATTCAGCCGTCGATACCTCTACGGTCCGCTGGCCCATGGCGTACGCCGGAACTGACTCTTCTTTCATCTGGCGATTGATCGTCGCCGCACCAAGCGCGGTGCGCTTCGAGGATGGAGCTGCAGTCCCGGAATCGCCAAGCTCTGCCGCCGCGGGGTGGACGCTCGACATTGGCGAGGCGGTTCTCGCCGCCGTGGGAGCCAAGGCAATAACACGTCTGCAGGACGCCCCGTCCGCAGGCTTCGAGCTGAACTGGGAAGGAGCGCAATACCCTTGGCTGGCAACCGGGCGACCGGAAGCATTCACCTCTGACGACGGCGTGTACGGGTACCGCATTACCGTTGCGGCGAACGTCGTGTATGAGGAGGCAGGCCCGTATTACTGGTACGACACACCTGCCCGACCAGATGAAGATGGCGCGGGGGTCTGGGTCGAGACCAGCACCGATTCGCCTCTCTCCGGTGGCATCGGCGGCGTGCCAGGAGGTGCCAAAGGCCTATGGGCCGCTGACATTGAAGTCCTTGGCGACCAAGCGCGCATCGTGAACAGCTACAGGTCATTTGCTCAAACTGATGACCGAACGCCACTTCTGCGTGACCGGAGCGCTCTGGGAGCCACCGGGAAGTGGTACCTGAACAATCTTACCTACCGCGCGCCGATGTCGACCGTCCTCAGCGAAGACGGCACGCGGACGTCCATCATGGTTAGCAGCACCTTCGTCGACAAGACACCCGATGGATTCCTCGGCACCGGCAATACCGCCAAGGAGTTCGATGGCCGCCTGTTTCTGGATATCACCTGGCTCGATGGCGGAGTGATTCGCAGGCAAAACCTGATCGAAACAGAGCTTGAGCGCGGCGTGTTCCATCCCGGCCAATCTTCCGCGCCTTACTATGGTGGGAGCATCGCGTTCGATATCGGCGATGCGGACGAAGGCCGATTTACCATCGGCTCCGACACCGACGGAACAGTGGCCGTTTTTCCAGTGTTCTCTGCATTCCAGCCGGGAGAAATGCCACGGCTGAGGGTGTTTGTCGCCTCCCGCGACAGCGTGCGGATCGGTTACGACGGGGTGCCCGGCTTCGCAATGTGTACCGCCTGCGCCACCGGCGAGCAGGCAATCGTCAATTATGGTGTGGTTGACCTTCCTGACGGCCAGCCGGCGCAGCAGGGCGAGTGGATCACGCTGCCGGCGCCGTATGACCATGTGACGTTTTTGGGGAACAATAAATACGTGTTCTACGTATCCAGCGAGTTGTCCGAGCGGCCGGCAGACAACTTCTTCTGGGCTCCGGGCGGCAATATCGCGGTAGCCACTTACAGCACGGTTACAGATGAAGTGGCCGTTCAGGGCGTGATTGATCCTGAGGTGGTCTCGAACGGCTTCGGAGCAGAATCTCCCTACTCGGCGAGCCAAGCCTACAACTACATCCCGGTGGCGCACCTGGTTCCGGTTTTCGCCTCGTCTGCCAAGCTGGGCCGGATAGAGGTTGTTCGTCCTGAAAGTGACGGGTATGACGCGACGAATCCCAAGACGGTCGGGCATCCTGCGACATTGATCGCTTCCAAAGGATACGGCCAGCCGGGCCTGAATCTGGAAGAGTTCGACGGTCAGGACATCAAACAAGGCATCACGTGGATCAGTTACGACTCCGGCGCGACGTGGACTCAGATGCTCAACTACGGCTCACCGGCCGGAACCATTCATTGCGGCAACATTGCACAAGCTCGAACCGAGCCTGTGGTGAGGATCTGACATGGCAAAACGATTCGCGAGCCTCGCCAATCCAGGCGACGTAATCAACGTTTTCGATGGTGCGACAGGCGCGCTGCTTTACTCGAAATCGCTGCCGAGCACGGTTTCTGGAAGCGCCTACTTTGACATGAGCTTTGACGGCCTTGTGGTCGCTGTCACCGCATACGGGCAAGGCTATGTGTGGTTCTGGGATCTGCAAACCGGAGCAGCCACTCAGATCGCAGCTTCCGGCTTTTCAGCGGCGGGCCATGGCTTCGATGGCAACGGGACGTTCTACCTCGGCGGCTACCAGCAGTATCTGAAGATCGCCGCGCCTTACACATCCGCAATCACGATCAATACCGCGCCGGCGGCGCTGAGCATCTACCCAGGGCAAGTTCCTGAAAAGGCGATCGCACTCCAACGAATCCCCGATACAGGGGCAACGAGTTACGTGCGCATCAACCTTGGGACCGGGCAGATTGGCGCCTCTATCGGCAATACGGCCGAGCAGGGTCCAGCGATAGCCGACACGCAGAGCGCATACGCCCTCACATGGTTGAACAGCGCCTATGGCGTGAGGCAGTGGAACTACGCGACCGGCGACCTCATCGGTCAGATAGGCCCAACCTCCGGCGCAGTGGCTGGAGATTTCAGGTCGGGGATCGGTTTCACCAGTGACGGTCAGGGCTTTGTCATCAAGACCAGCGATACCGCCATTGGGGTTGCCACGCTCGGAATCGCTTCGGCAAGGCAAGTTTCTCTGGATCCGGTAGCTGATTATGCGGCGGACACGAGCTATGTCTATGTCGAGGGTCTGCTGACAGATGAGATTGCACTGCTCACCTCCGGCGCTGCGCGGGGAATGCTGCTCGCGCTGAACCTCACTACCGGCCAAGTGGTATGGCAGAACTCCAACGGTTACAACCAGTGGCTGGGGTTCGGTGACGCTCGAGCATGCGGCGTCCAGCCAACACTCGGACCGGGCGGCACTCCACCGGTGACGACCGGTTTCTGGAAGGACATCGTGATGGCTTACGAGACCGCATAACGCGGTTGACTGCCGATTTTGGTCACATAGCGTTGGGGCATCAGAAATCCAGCGGGAGCAATACCAATGGCATACGGCGACTTGATCGGCGACCTGTCGCAAGCGTACATGACCAACGCCCAGCGCGCCGCAAAGAATGGCGTTCAGTCCTTGGCGGGCGGACCTATTGCTCGCGCATCAGATCAGCTTCCCAAGGTTGCCGGGCTGGCCGCAGGGGCTAGCGCTGCCGCCTCAACGGCGATGCCCGCAGATATGAATCCTGATCCGCAGCATCTCGGGGACATCTTCAAAAACCCTGCTCAGCTTGCTCAGCCGCCGCAGCCTGCTTCGCTTGGGTCTGCACTAACGGTGGGCGTAACTCCCACGGCGACGTCTCCTAGCTACCCGACGAACAGCCAGACGATGGCAAGTCTTTCGGATGGCTTGAAGCAGTCGACGACGGTTTCTGCGCCCGGGGTGCAGCAGCCCATTAATCCAGTCACTGCCGGGGCTAATTCGATTAACTACAACCCTGTGCCGGAATTACCGGCCAGCGCTCCGGTGGCACCTGCCCCTCAAACGCTTGATACGGCTTATCGCGCAGTCGGAAGCGGCACGGGCAACAATGCAATCGCGGGCCGGGTTGGGGCCAATGGGGTTACTGAGTTCTCAAACGCTCCCGCTGATCTGGCGAACGCAGCAGGGCAAGCACCGGTCAGTCAGACGCCAGTGTCTGGTAATTTGGCAGACGCATGGCGCACCTCGGCACCCTCAAGTGGGCCGCAGTTTGCTGCGCTAGGCTCGGCATCGAATCTAGGTGATGGAATTGGTGGCGGCCTAACAGTAGGCGCGCCGGGCGATTCACAACTAGCACTAACCCGATTCCAGCGCGCCAATGACCTGAGAGACGGATATAAGGCGCAGGATCAACTAAAGGCGGCACAAGCTGCGCAAATACGCGATAAGAATTTCACCGTCGTGCATGACGGAACGCGACCAGTAACTGTGCGCGAAGTGAAGGATGACCAAGAGCGCGCCAATACGACGCAAGGTCTCGGGGATGCAGTGGCTAGCGCGCAGGGCAACCTCAATAACCTGCGGGTCGGGCAAGCTGCGGACGCTCAAACACAGCGTGCGAATCGTCTGGAAGACGCGTTCACGGCCGCCACTGCGCCGAATGCCACTCCGGAAGAGAAGCAACGCTATCAAACCCTCGCCGACCCGACTGGCGCTGGAGCGCTGGCGAAACAGCTTACTCAGGCAAAGATCACGGAGACTCAGGCATCCGGCGAAAAGTCCCAAGCGGAAGCCGCAAAGCTACGTAGCGAAGCAAATTCGTCTGCTGGACCAAAGCTTACAGAGGGACAGTCGAAGGACTTCAACTACTTCGAGCGAGGTAATGCTGCGAATGCAGAGCTGGCATCTAACGGCGCCGCACTCACGAATGCCGCTACCGGTGAGCGTGGCGCAATCAGGGCTGGAATCGACACCACTCTGCGCTCTTTGCCAGGAATTGGAAACTCTGGGGTCGTCAACTCCCTCGTTTCCAATGAGCGACAGAAAGCTGAGCAGTCTGGCCGCGAGTTTATCAATGCCATCCTGCGGAAGGATTCAGGCGCCGCACTGACAGATCCTGAAATCGCCGAATACGGCCGCACATATTTGCCTCAACCAGGAGATGGCGACGACGTGCTTAAGCAAAAGGCAGTGGCCCGGACTAGAGCACTTCAGGCGATCAAGGACGGGCTAGGCAACGTATCCGGCATAGCGGGCCAGGTTAACAGCGGTACGGCGGAAAAGGCCGGACAAAGCGCGGCGCCGAAACGCTACAGCTTTGCAGAAGCTCAGGCGCTTCCGTCTGGCGCTGAATTCACCGACTCGAACGGCGTGCTGAGGGTTAAACACTAATGGACGATTGGGATTCAATTTCAGCCGTTAAACCTCTGCCGCAGGCCCAGGCCAAAGCACCCGCTGAAGACTGGGACTCAATATCAGCGGTGAAAGCGAAACCGATCGCTACAGATCCGGCCGCCCAGCCTGCTGGCACGGGGGTGTTCAGCGACACCAAGGGCAGCGTAGGGGCAGGCACTGCTGCAATTCGTGGCGTTGGTGATGGCATTACACTCGGCCTGCAGGATGAAATCATCGCCGGGCTTGATGCTGCCGTTCAGCCATTAATCTCAATACCTGAGAATGGCTCTTCGGCAGATACATGGAGCCAGCGTTACGATGAAAACGTAGCCAATCAGCGCGCTCAGCTCAAGACCGGTCAGGAGCAGAACCCAATAGCGGCAGGAATTGGTGGAGTGGTCGGTGCTGTTGCTCCCGCGTTGTTTAGCGGCGGCGCTTCTCTCCTCGGTGCTGGAGCTAAGACTTCCCTTGCTGCTACATCTGCCAAGAGCGCTGCGATAGGTGCTGCACAGGGCGGCGCATATGGGTTTGGGTCCGCCGAAGGCGATGTCGTTGACCGACTTCCCGGCGCCGGTGAAGGCGCATTGATAGGGGGCGTTATTGGTGGCGCTGCGCCTGCCGCAATCTCCGCGCTTTCGGGGGCGGCTAGAAAGGTCGTTCCAAGCAGGCTTCTTCCGTCTGAGGGTGCGCAGCGCGCTATTGATGGTCCAGAGCCCTCACCAACCCCCAGCGACTTTACGGTAGATGCTGCTGGTACTGCACAGAAAGCTGCGCCCGATGCGGCACCACTAGCTGACGATGTTGCCGCCGCGGACTTGCGGGGCACAGCCAAGTCGGTTGTTGACGCATCCCTGGCGACTGGTAAAGCGACTGACCAGACCTTGGCTGATCTCGCGGCAACAATCCAGCCTCAGCAGAAAACTATTGATGCTGCTCAGCGCCTTGGCATCAATGGGCTTACCCCGGCTGAGATATCAGGAAACCAAACGTTCCGCGATATCGAAGGCGCGCTTGCGGCTCTGCCCGGCAATGACATTGCCGCACAGCGTGCAAAAAACTTGGGCGAACTTTCACAAAAGGCTGACGATTTCATCGCCCAGTTTGGGGGAAGCACTGACAAGGCCGGCTATAGCGATGCCTTCAAGACCAGCGCTACCCAGACAATTGATGCCTTGAAGGGCCAGGCGGACGACCTTTACAGCTACATTGGAAAGCAGATACCCCGCGCCACGCAGGCTCCTGCAGACAACACCATTGGCTACATTCAAGGCAAAATTGCGGACCTTGGCGGCGCGCCGCTGCTGAATGCGGATGAGCGCAAAGCGCTGAGTATTCTTTCGCCAAAGGTTCGCACCGAGCCAAACCCGCTGATTCCTGGCACCATTCAAACAGTCACTACCAACCCGACATGGGCGGCGCTCGATCTGGTGAGAAAACAGGTCGGGCAGGGCTACAGCCGCAGTGGGCCATTCAAGGATATGCAGCAAGGACAGCTTGATGCGCTGTACGGCACCCTGACTAGGGATCAGGAGGCGCTAGTCAACTCCGTAAGCCCTGAGCTAGGTGCTATTTACAAGGGTGCCAAGTCCGTCGTCTCGCAACGAAAAACGCTAGAGGACAGCCTGCAGTCTGTACTTGGAACCGATTTGTCTGGATCTATTGCGAGCAGCTTTGGCGCATCGGTTAAGCAACTCAGCAAGGGTAACTTCAAGAACTTCGACACCATCATCAAACACATTCCCGAAGAGTCGCGGGCCTCGGCGGTTGTCACGGCCTTGAACGATGCATTCACAGCCGGCACAGGGCAACGAGAGCTTTCAGCGACTGGATTTTCAAAGTGGTACGGCGATATATCCCGACAAGGCGCCGCGCGCGACCGCTTGTTTAAGTATCTGCCTGAAGATGCAGTTAAGCGCCTAGACGATATTGCCGAGGTGGCTAAGGGGATCAGCGAAGCATCCAAGCAGACGCGTAGAACTGGCGTCTCTATCGGCTCTCTTGATGATTACCTAGGCGAGGGCGGTACCATCAGTCGGATTTGGGGTATTGCAAAACCTGCGCTGGTTGCTGAAGGACTCGGCACGGCCGCAGGTTTTCCAGGGCTCGGGGCAACCATAGCGGTAGTGGCCGGGATGAAGAAAAACGCCATTCCAATTCATCAGAAGGCAGCGGATCTGCTCGCATCACCGCAGCTCGGAAATATGCTCAAGTCCTATGCTGCTTCGGGCGGCCAGCTCAAGGCCAATGTGCTGGCGCGCGAAAAGCAGCTTGTTCGCACCCAGGCCTATCGCAAGTGGGAGCAGGCTCTAGATAGCTCGGCACGGGCCAGGATCGCTACAGTTGGCCCCTTGGTATATTTGACCGAGCCCGCACAGAAGCAGGCTCCAGTCGAATTGCCCGCTACCGTCGTTAATCCATAACCACTATTATGGTGCCTCACGCAATGGGGGCACCATGCAAAAGGTCAGAATCAGGTTCGCTTATCGGCAAGGCTTCCGACGTATTTGGTTTGTGCTGTCCATCGCATGGCTTCTCTTCGGGATAATTTCCGGATGGGGGGACCCTCGATTTTGGAAGGAATTCCTCCAGCTTTGCTTGGTTCCTGTGATTGTCCTCTACTTAATAGGCGCTATCTGCGTGTGGCTGATCGAAGGCTTTGCGAGCGCGGACCGATAAATGCTTATTAAGACCTATCGAAGCTGGAAAGCCCAGAAGGAATTAGATAAGGCTCTTCTGACGCTCTGGCAATCCTATAGCGTGGCGGCAGAGGCGCGCATGCGTGCCTTCGAGGAAATCATCTACGCGCGCAGGAATGCTGGCTGCTCATTTCGCGCTCTAAGCCGAAAGCCGGAAGGGATGCAAGAACTGTATAGCCTCTACGCGCACAAGCAATTTATGGCCTACCTTGTAGAAAACGTACGCCAAAAGCAGCGCGCTCTTCGCCGCGTGAAGGGTAAACACGACCCTCGCGAATGGGGCTACGGAGAGACCTTCGAATCGTCCTCCGCAGCGATTCTAAACCAGCAGCTATTCGATCACTTCCTTGATGAGTACGAGCCGAAACTTTCGGCGCTTGAGCATGAGTGGCACCCAGAAGACAGGTTTAACTTTGATGGGTGAAAGCCAGACTGGCTGGCGCCGCCCTCGTCTGGATCATCGAAGGCTTTGCTCGTTCTGGGCATTGATCATTTTGCAGGGCAGGGCCAAGCCGCCTTGAGGGCTTTTGAAATCTCCTCCGCGGCTGAATTGTTCCACGACTCTGGATGGGCAGAAATATGGTTCTGCACCACCTTCAAGACCTGAGCTACCCGCGTGCCATCGGGAGCGCACCACAGTATTGATTCGCCAAGATCATGTACGCCGATCACGTACCCATAAAGCTTCGGGTATACAGGGCTTCTGTTGTCAGGAGTGCCTTGCAATTCGTATAGGTCTGATAGCTCCTTGGCGTCCATAAAGCCCGCACTTGCTGGCTGCGTAGCCAGAAGAAAAAGAGCTGCGGCGTAAATCCATTTCATCAAGAGCCATCCTATTCGCCTAAAAATGTCACCGCATTCCGTATCGCTTCGCTCAGGGGTAAATTCTCACCATCCATTGCGGCTCGCGCCACATCAAGCGTGGCGATGAACATCGCATTAAGACTGACGTGGTGGGTGTCGGCCTCGCTCTGCAGGTGATCAACAACGCGCTTGCTCACGGCGATAGGCACAACGGTGCCATCCCCCTCATCAATAAACATTGAAACAGCTTCAGGCTCGGACTCTGACCCCTGCAAATCCTCAACCCGAACATTTAGTGCGTGCGCAAGCTTCACCAAGGCGGTCATGCGAGGCATGGATAGCCCGGTCTCGTAGCGCCCAATCTGCGGAACGCTGATGCCTGATGCTGTTGCAAGATCCTTTTGAGTCATTCCAGCATTCGCCCTAAGGCGCGCGAGCCTGGATGGGAAGCCTTTCGGATGGTGCATGGTGATTCCAATTTCAGTTGTCCGCGCATGATGTCTGCGAAATATATTTATCGCAACAGATGATGGGAAATGATGTTGACAGCACATCAGGAAGTGATGCCTAATGATGTCAAGTGATGGGAAAGGAGGTTCAAATGAAAGACGCAGCCAAAGCAAGATACCCGCTCAGCCTGCTGCCTGCTGTTAAGGGCGAGGCCGAGTATGAAGCAAGAAAGAACCGTCGCAGCTTGAACGCAGAGCTTGGATTGCTGATTGAGGAGGGTCTGAAATGGCGAAAGTCGAGAGAAGGTCAGGCATCAGCCTGAAAATGAAGAAGCCCCAGTGCGGGAACACTGAGGCTTCGGGCAACGTAGAAACTTCACAGGAATCAAACGTCATGCAAAATACTAACACAGCTGTGACCCCTGACAACCTTCCGGCAATCACGCACGCCGGTCGCCCCGTTGTGACGACCGCTTTGCTGGCAAAACTGTACGGTACAGAAGACGCTTACATCACGAAAAACCTGAGCCGAAACCGGGATCGCTTCATTGACGGAAAGCACTACTTCAAGCTGGAAGGCGCGGAATTAAAGGCTCTTAAGGACTACACGTCTCAAAGACATGTAGTTGAAATACCAAAAAACACCCGCCAAATCATCCTGTGGACTGAGCGCGGCGCTGCCCGTCACGCCAAGATGCTTGACACGGAGCAGGCATGGGAAGTGTTCGAAAGGCTGGAGGACAGCTACTTCGGGAAGACGCCTGTTCTTGCCATCGAGCACAAACCCGAACCTCTTTCGCCTGCACACCAACGGCACATCCAAAACCGCGTCGCCGAGCTTGCCGGAATGGATCGGAAAAAATACTCGGCGGTGTGGCGCGGGATAAAAGATCGCTTTCAGGTCGGCACCTACAAGGACATCCCTGACAGTCAATATCCGGCAGTTTGCGCATTCATGATGTGTCGGCCGCTGGATACCTCCATACCGACCGCGAGGGTAGTTATGGATGCCGAGCCAACGCTGCAGCGTCTTAACATCCACTACCCTATTGGGGTTCTGGCTTCCAGACGCACTGGAATGCTGACGGTTCGGGACTCGGACAGCGCATGGCTTGACGTGGCATTGGGTGACCTTCGTCATGATCAGCAGTCACTTTGCGAGAACATCCTGTTTGAATTAAAAAGGGCAGGCTACGAAGTTGACGGGGCGCTGTACGAGATTCGGACCTTCCGCAACAAGGTGCGGGGAATCGATAGCTTTGTAGAAGGCCTAAGTCGGGTCATGAAAGATCCTCAGCGATATGTGGTCGAGACTGGGGGTGCGGCATGAGCTTGTCGGCAGAGGAATTTAAGAAGATCCACTACGAGGGCGTCCTGGCTGGACACTGCATCTGTACGCCGCCTCACGGCCTGCTAATTCAGGAGCTGACCTTTTATTACAGCATCTGGGAGGATGGACTGGGTAGGGAGGTTACCGATGCGATGTTTGTTGCATGGCTATCAGGCGCAACCTCATTCCTGTCCACCGTCCATCTGAATCAAAAGCCAGCAGAATCGAGCACGCCGGTCGCAATCAGCTCCCCGACCAAAGGGATGACATCGCTAAAGCAGCTTGCTGAAATGCTGAAGATGGACAGAAGCGCTGCGAGACGATATGTGCTGAAGCTTGGCTTCAAGCCAAAGCGAGCACGAACTGCATCTAGCGGTTATCAGGAGGCATTAGTCTTTACTCAGGATCAGGTTCGTCAGATCGTCGAGGCTAGAAAAGCTGATGGGTATTGCTAGCGGGTTTTACGCCCAGTCATAACACTCCTAACCCGCTGAGCGTGTTGGCAGGTTCCGTCGCCGCCTGGGACGGAACCTCGCTACTCAATCCAAATGCTGAACCATGGTGATTATCACCACAGTTGCCCAGTTGTCATGATAAACGTGATAACTGGGCTTCAGGCTTCAGGCTTCAGAACCAAACCGTCGTGCCGATAGTGGTGATAACTGGCATCCGTACTGTGCCGCCCACCATCGACAAGGATCAGGTCGTGAAATACATCCTTCTTATCTGCCTTGCGCTGGCGAGCGCCACTGCCACTGCCGGCACGCTGACAATCATTCCCGACAGCACCAGCTCAATGGGTATCGAGAAGCAGCGCCGCGAAGCTGTAGATCGCGCCCGCGCGGAACGTCAGGCCAGAATCGCCGCAGGAATCGAACAGCCGCCACCGGTTGTGATTATCAGGCAGGCTCCTCAGTATCAGCCGCCCCCGAAGACGCATTTCGACTGCCAGGCCTACGGCTACAACAACAGTCGCATGTCTTGTGATTGATAGCCTGGCATAGCGGCTATAGGGCACTTCCCCTCCCAATCCAGTCACATACGCTCACCGGAAATCTCAGGAGATTTCCATGGGCGCCCCCGTCGTCGACATCACAATCACGCGAGGCAAGACCTTCGAGTTCATGTATCGGTACGCCGAGCCTGAGCGGGTCTACCTGCCAATCTCTGGCCTGCCCAGCGTTGCGCCTGTCCGTCTCACTGTTGCAAGCCACGGTATCCCTGACGGCTGGCCGATCAGCATTGAAAGCGTTCGCCAGCCTGAAGAGCTGAACACAGCTGAAGGCGATTACCTCATCTCCACCGCTGTGAGCGGCGACACGATCGAGCTGAACTCGGTGCGCGCAGATAACTGGCGCCCATTCGTGCCCAGTGGTTCGGTCATCTTCCACCGCCCGTTCGATCTCACCGGTTGCTCGGCCCGAATGCAGATCCGGGACCGCATTGGCGGCTCCATCCTGCTTACCCTCACCTCCGATCCCTTGACCGTTCCGGACGGCGAAATCGACATCGATATCAGCCTTGCGGCGCTGGTCGTACGTCTTTCGCCTTCCACAACGGCGGCCATCACCTGGGCGCGCGGCGTCTATGACTTGGAGCTCATCACTCCGAGCGGTGACGTCTATCCGGTAACGGCGATCAGCAAGGTCAAGATCGGCGAAGAGGTCACCCGGTGAACTCCGCATTCGTGGTGCAGGGCGAAGCGGACTGCCTTGTCCGGCGCGAGTACGGCGGCGCCTTCACGATCATGGTCGGTCAGCGTGGCGCACCTGGTCGTCCGGGCACTGACTCGGGCGGTGGCGTGCAGACCATTGTTCGTACCGCCGGCGAGACGATCAGTGCTCTGCGCATCGTCTTCGAAAGCCAGCAGCTTGTTCATCCAGTCAACCCGACGACCGAGGCTGTGTATCAAGCACTTGGTCTCGCGCTTACCTCCGCATCCATCGGCACCGACATCACCATCCAGACGCAAGGTTTCGTGGATGACGCGGCGTGGTCGTGGGCTGAGGGTCATGTCTGGTGCGGACCGAACGGAACCCTCACTCAAACCCCGCCAACCTCTGGTTGGGACTTCATCATCGGCTTCGCGACCAGCGCGACCCGCCTTTATATCGACCTCAATGAGCCAGTTCTTCTGGCGTAGGAGATTCACGTGGTAGACAAAGTCCTTCGCCGGGTAAACGGCCAGAACCAGCAGTACACGCCTATCGTCTCTTCGGCAGGTGCAGCGGATGCAGGCAAGATTCCCGCGCTTGGTGCAGACGGCAAGTTTGATCCGACGCTTTACAACGCCGGCGCCGGGCCTGCCAGCCGATCCATGCCCGCCAGTGAGGCCATTGCTGCCGGCAAGCTCGTCAACTTCTACCTGAACGCCGGGGCGCTGAACATGCGACTGGCCGACAACTCCAACGGCCGACCTGCCCACGGCTACGTGTTGGCCGCCGTAGCATCGGCCGCTACCGGTGCCGCTTACGACCTCGACGGTGTGAACAGTCAGCTCACCGGCCTGACCATCGGTTCGACGTATTACCTCGGCACCGCCGGCGGCGTGATTACACCCGCACTGGACTCGACCACCGCAACAGCGGGCAGCATCGACCAGAAAATCGGCGTGGCTCTGAGTGCGACTGAGTTGGATACCGACGACTACGATTACGTGGTGCTCTGATGGCCGCCCGCAGGCCGCTGGTTCGTGTAGGAGGCCAGAACGTCCAGTTGCCGGCGGGCGACACCTTGGCCGGTGCAGGAGATTTTAAGAAAGACGGCTCGGTCAAGATGACCGGACCGATCAATGAAGCTGTACCAGTAAGCATGACTATCGGCGCGTCTGGCGCCCAGACGGTGACGATAGATAGCGCAGCCGCGAATACCGTTTTCATTGATGGCAGCGGACAGCTTACTTTTCTCGGTAACGGGACGCAGGGCAACACGCGTGAGGTCGAGTTCAACAGCTCAGTGGTGCTGGCAAACACCTCTCGGATCATTCTTCCTGGCGGCGCAGACATCGTTACGCAGCCTGGCGATACAGCGAAGTTTCGAAACGTAGACGACACCAACATTTGGAAATGTGTCTGGTACCAGCGGAAGAGCGGTCGCGCCGTTATTGAAAGCGGATCTGGACCGACCAGCACCGACGGCCTGCCCGAAGGCACCACAAACCTCTACTACACGGACGCCCGGGCCAAGGCCGCCAACACCGACAAGGTCCAGACCAGTTCCGTCGGTGCTGCCAACGGCGTCGCGCCCCTCGGCTCAGACAGCAAGATTGCTTCCGCCTACCTGCCGAGCTACGTCGACGATGTACTCGAGTTCGCGAACCTTGCGGCTTTCCCTGCGACAGGCGAAACCGGCAAGATCTACATCGCGCTGGACACTAACCGCGAATATCGCTGGTCGGGGAGCACCTATATTCAGCTGGTGGCCTCGCCCGGCACGACCGACAACGTTCCTGAAGGCACGACGAACCTCTACTTCACCGCTGTGCGTGTGCTCGGTACCGCGCTGGCTGGCTTTGCCTCGTCCGTCGGCGCAGTAACCGCTGCGGACACGATCCTGACTGCGCTGGGCAAACTCCAGGGCACGAAGGTCGACAAGGTCACCGGTAAGCAGCTCTCGACTGAGGACTACACCACAACCGAGAAAACAAAGCTGGCAGGGGTGCAGACTGGCGCACAGGTGAACGCCGTTACCTCTGTCGCGACTCGCACGGGCGATGTTGTTTTGGCGAAGGCTGACGTCGGCCTCGGCAACGTCGACAACACGTCGGATGTGAACAAGCCTGTAAGCACGGCGCAGCAGACGGCGATCAACACTAAGGTAGGGCTCACGGGAAATGAGTCCATCGCCAACATCAAGGTCTTTACCGGTCAATACACTGGCTTTCAATCCACGGCGCCAGGATTCTGGCTGGACGAGGTAGGCGGGTCCTATAGTCTCTACGTGGTGCTGGATGACAACACGTTGCAGTTCCAGAAAAGGGTTTCAGGGTTCGGAGGACTCGCTCCCAACTTTCAACCGATAAAGCTGGATCTTACAAACGACATCCTGACGATATCGGCCGACATTGTTCCGCCGGGAAATAACGTCAGAAACGTTGGGACTCAGGCAGCCAGATTTGCTGGCATAAACGGGGTGTTGGGCAACTTCAGCGGGCCTGTGCTTATCGGCCAATACACACTGACCACGCTCCCATCGGCCGCCACCTACACCGGCTACGAGATCGATGTGACCAATGCCACCGGCGGTTCAAAGCGTTGCCGCTCAAATGGGACAGTCTGGCAAATCCTCAACACCACCACGACAGTGAGCTAATCCATGGCTATTCCAGTTTACGAAGAGCAAACCTTCCTCTACGAAGTGCTGTTGCGGTTTGGTGAGGTAGACCCAAACAAGGGGAAACTGATCGGCGCGAGCCAGACGAAGATCACGCAGCTGCTGAAAGATGGTAAGTTGCTCAGCAGCACCATCGAGACGCCCGAGCAGCTGGCAACACTGGACACCGAGTCCGGCACCAAGCTGGCCGACGTGCTTGGCACGGTTAACGCCCAGAACATCATCCAGAACCAGGTGCTCTCTGCCGCGCTGTCTGCCGAGCAGAGCAAGTCCGGCGCACTGACCGGCGATCTCAGCAAAGCACAGGCGCAGATCCAGACTGTCACGCAGGACCTCGCCGCCGCCAACGCCGAGATCACCCGCCTCAAAGCGCTGATCCCGAACGCATCGCTCACGACGGACGGTGAGTCTGAAGAGCCTTCCGAAACCGTTTAACCGCTGGACGCCAGCAACCAGTCACAGAGCCTGCTTACGAGCGGGCTTCTTTTTGTCTGGAGATAAATCATGACCGGATTCGATCTGGCGTTTGAACGGGTAATCGGTCATGAGGGCGGCTTCGGCGCTGACCCGCAGGACCGCGGCAACTGGACCACCGGCATCATCAATCAGGGCGAGCTGCGCGGGACGAAGTTCGGCATCTCGGCGATGTCCTATCCCGACCTCGACATCAAGAACCTGACGGTCGATCAGGCGAAGGCCATCTACAAGCGCGACTTCTGGGACCGGGCGAAGGGCGACCAATACGCGCCAGCCATCGCGTATCAGCTTTTCGACATTGCGATGAACAACGGCAACGGTAACGCGGTACGCATGCTTCAACGTGCGGCCGGCGTCGCTGATGACGGACAGATTGGCCCCATGTCGATTGCAGCGGTGAACGCTATGTCCGTGACTGACGTGATCATGCGACTGAATGCCGAGCGCATCCTGTTCGTGACCAAACTGTCCACCTTCGCCACATACGGCAAAGGCTGGATGAACCGGGTGGCCGGCAACCTTCAATGCGGAGCGGTGGACGCATGAACTGGTCAGACGTAGGCAATTTGGTTGGTAGGGCAGCGCCAATGGTAGGCACGCTACTCGGCGGCCCGGCTGGCGCGGCGGTAGGCGCTCTAGTGGCCAGCGCCCTGAATGTGCAGGCTGATCCTGAATCGGTGAATGCCGCGCTGGCCGGCAACCCTGACGCCCTGGTGAAGATTCAGGAGCTGCAGGTGAACGCCAAGGTCCAGCTGCAGCAGCTTGCAGTGACCGCAGAGAACAACCGCCTTCAGGCCGAAGCCGCCCAGTACGCCGCCGAGGCAGCCGACCGGGACAGCGCGCGAAAGCTGGCGGCACAACAACCGCGAGACTTCATCCGGCCCACGGTCACGCTCGTCATTCTGCTCGGCACGTTGCTGATCATTGGCGCGGTCTTCATGGGCTGGAACAAGGAGATCCTGACTGACCCAACTGCCAGCCTCACCGTAGGCACGGTCATCGGTCTGTGGTTTGGCGAACTCAAGCAGGTTATGGGCTTCTGGTTCGGCATGACGAAAGAATCGCAGAAGCAGAATGCGACGATCACGGACTTCGCTGTCGCGCCCGGCACTGTGACAAAGCCCGACAAATAATCAGGTCTTGTCCTCGGGCGTGTCGTAGAGGGGCGTGATCAGATGCGCGCCCTGATTCCGCACATTGCCGACGTCCTTGCTCACCTCAAACCACGTAAATTCCTCGGTGGGCCAGCAGCACTCTTTGGCAATCTCGGCGGCGCGTTCCGGCGTCGTCTCCGGATCGACCCATTCCCGGGCTTGCTCGGGGCTTAGCACCACTGGGCGGCGGTCGTGGATGTCGACCATTCCCTGATCGCTGTCGGCGGTGATGATCACGAAGCCGTCCTGCGGGTCGGGCTCAAGCCCCTGATGCACTTCCGCGAGCGCGGCGAAGAACATCGGGCCTTCTTCCTTCAGCCTGATGAAATAGGGCTGCTTTTTCTTCGGGTCGTCCGGATCCTTCACCCATTCAAACCACCCGTTCGCCGGCGCCAGCGCTCTACCCTGCGGCCATAGCTGCTTGAAGTACTTCCCGGTGAGCACCGTCTCGACCCTGGCGTTGATCGGAGCGGGGCGCTTCCCTTCACCTTTCGCCCAGAACGGTGACCATCCCCACCGCACCTTGTCGAGATCATCCGGCCGGCCGAGGACGGCCGGATGATCTCGACGCGAGTCGTCGGCGCGACGTTGTAGCGCTCGATCGGCCAGAGATCGCACCCGTTGATGACCAACTGCTCTGGCGCGAGCTCCTTGAGGTAATGGTCCATCGGCTCGTAGATTGAGTAGCGTCCGCACATAGGTCACCTGTCGCAAATCGGCTTATACAGTGTTGACCACAACCGTGCCGCTTAGTTAACTGTACGCATATACAGCTACCGCAAGCGAATCATCCCATGTACGTCCTCATCACTCCGCGCCGCCAGATGGGCGTCGCCGTGCCGAAAGAACAGCTCAGCAAGATCCCGCCGCTCAGGGGAGACGTGCAGATCGTCGAATCGCAGTGCTCCGCGCTTGGCCGGATCACGCGGGAGGCTTTCATTTTGAACAGCGTCGGTCACGCGCCGGATGCTTTGCCAAGGCTGCTGGATGCCAGCGTAACGAGCATGGGCACTCAGGGCATGAACGTCACAGGCATCGAGCAGGTGGGCGAGGCGTTCTACTTCCAATCGTGGTGGTGCCGCTTTGAGTGACAAGCACGTCTCCGATCCGCTGGCTGAATGGAAGGTGGCAGTCGAGGACCGATTCGAGCTGGTTACCAGTCCTGAGGGTCAGTGCGCCAAACTGCGTGCGCTGGCGAACCTCGCGTATCAGCGGTACCAGGTCGATGCCGGCGAGCTATCCGACATGCTTGAGATCAGTGATGCCGCAATGGAGTGGGGATTGCTGGAGTTGGAGGAGGGCTATCGGCTGGGGCTGTTTGTGCGGCCTGAATGTGATCGTGAGGCCGGGACCCAGTATTTCGACGGCAGTAAGCTGGTAAGGGTTTTGTGATCGTCGGCAGGACGCCGTAGGAGGCAGGGGGAAAAGTGGGGGAATGATTCCCCCAAATCATGTGGAAAGGTGATGTCCAAAAACACGTTTAAAATGAGGCCCTCAAAGGGTATTAGCGATATCGCCCCAATGTCTATTGAGAGAAAAAACGGATTCGAAATCCGTTGTACTGGCGACAGTACCTAGGGTTCAAATCCCTATCTCTCCGCCATTATTTGAAAAGCCCCAGAAGTTTTGCTTCTGGGGCTTTTTCGTTTCTGGCGTTTGGAATAGCGGGAGCATGGCGATAGTTATCATCCTCAGGCTGTTTCTGCGTCACTGCTGAGCAGTGTGTGGTTTGACTCGCTCTCGACAAAAACTCGGCCATGGCTTAGTGGCGGATATACCTCGACGCCGGCGCTGGCCCCAGGAATGTTTATATTTTAGGGCGACCTGTGGGAGCCTTCTGATTCGTGGGCTAAGGACAGTCTGGACGCTGGCAGACGAGCAATATCGAAGGTAAGGTTTCACGTCTGACGTTTTGAAAAGCAGGGAGCTTTTATGTCATTTGATGCGTTTATGAAGGTTGATGGGGTTGAAGGT